AATTTCAGATTAAAAATTCTCTAGTAAGCATTGTTTACGACTACAAGACAGGTAATGTCTAATATAGAGAATTAATTAAAGCACGAAAGGATTTTGTTGTCTTTTGAGTTACAATTTATATATTAACGGCACAAAAATAGCAGAAGCAACTAGATTTAAGTCTGAAACAAGATACCCTATGGTAAGTTTGCGAGTAGGTGCTGACCTCTGGTATGTTCCTGTCAATAAGATAGAAAGTAAATCAAATTGGGTTAAAACTGATACGTTACTGTCGATTCCTGTTTGGGTATCAAGTCCAGCTTATCCATACGAAAAGCGTTCGTACATGTTCTTTACTGTGTGCAAAAAGATAGAAGATGACATTACTTGGTATAAATTACCGCCTGTTTGCGATGTAGAATTTTTTCACTCTTATTTTAACAACGTTGAATATTCTATAATAGAACTTCCAGAAGAATTAGCGCACTTGGACGCATCAGAAACAGTTTCAATGAGCGGAATGTTTGTAAATATGAGTGGATTAAATAAACTGCCTGAAATAAGAAATACTCAAAATGTTAAAGATTATAGTGGAATGTTTTCTGATGGCGGTCCTCGTACTGGCACAGAAGATGGCGTAGATTATTTTTCTGGCGAAACTGATTTGACTTTTGATATGAGCAGCATCAATGCAAGTGATACTTCTACTTATGCTGATATGATACCTACTTATATAAAATGGGAAACTCCTATTAAATTGGTTAATGTTCCAAAAAATATCGACTTAGATAAATTATTCCCGAACGAAATTGCTAAAAATAATGCAATAATTGTAAATTATAAAGAATAACAAAAATTTTTTCATAAAATTAATATAGATTAAAAAAACTCATAAAAAAGGACTGGTATTTACATATGGCATTTACTCTTACGCAGCTTGCACAGATTAAAGGCGGTTTACAGCTTAGAAGTGATTTAGATGCTTTATTGCTGTCATATGACGCATATAAAGTATTAACATCTATTCCTAAAGCTGACGCAGAAGAAGGTACTACATATAATGTAGACGAACTCTTAAAAGCGTTAAAAACTTCTGTTGACGGTATCGTAGGTGATGGCGAAGATTCGTTATCGCTCCCGTCTTTAGCGGCTGCTATTGAAACATTACAGAATAAGCCTGTAAAAGATATTGTTAAAATTACGGCTGACTATGAATCAAGCGCGGTAGTATTGCCTGCTGATTTTGATGATTTAGTTCCAAGTGCTGATACAGATACTCTTTATCCTATCTATTATGAAGATAATACTCCTGTATTAGACGCTGACGGTCAGCAGATTACTATTAACTTAAAGACTAACGTACTTTCTGGCGTTCCGTCAGTAGTTGACGCTTCGGGCAAAGACCCAGATAACTTAGTTTACAAGCCTGTATCGGGCGATTTTAAATTTAAGTTCTATCCAGTAGGTTCATTTACGCTCGGTGCAATTCCTGAAGACGCTCTCTTAGATAATCAGGAATTGCAGGCGGTAGCTTATTCGCAGGCTATTGACAAAATCGTAACTGACTTAGCGCAAGACCAAGACTTAATTGACGCTATTAAAACTCTCGTTGGCGATAAGACAGTTCAAGACCAGATTACAGCCATTACTAATGCTCTTGGCGACAGAATCCAAGCATTAGAAGATGACAATACTAAAGTATTAAAAGCTGATATTGCAACGACTGTAAGAGATGCGTCCGAAGCAGAAGATACTAAAGTTGCTTCGGAAAAAGCCGTTGCTGACGCTATTAGCGGCATAGTAACTGACGCCGTAAATGATTTAGATACTAAGATTCAGAATAATGCTGATAGATTAACTGCATTAGAAACTATCGCACTTCCTGTTGTAGATACTATCGCAATTACTGAAAGTGCTGCTAAAACTGAATTTATCCTTTCGCAAGTGCCTAACAGTACTCCTGTTGAAATGGTAATTAATCACTTCGTTTACTATGAAGGCGATGATTTAACTGTTGACCGCGATACTAAAACTGTAACGTGGCTTGGCACAGAAGCTAACGACGGCTTTGATATTACACCAGACTTGACGGACAAAGTAAGATTTTCGTATCACACTGGCGAATTTGTAGCTACTAACGGTACATATAAGACGATTTACGCTGCTGAAATTCCAACTAGCGGCACTTACAATGTAGGCGACAGAGTAATTAATACTGCTCCTGTAACCGGCGGTAATGAAGGTTGGATTTGCGTAGAAGCAGGTACTCCGGGTAAATGGCTTGCTTATGGCGTAGTTGATTTTGAAAATACAATCACTATCCAAGAATCGGCTGAATAATCTAATATAACGCAAGTTTGTATAGCTGGCGTGTAAGTTTGCGCCTGCTATATTAAAAAATATCGGCGGTGATTTTTAATTAAAAGATTAAAATTTAAAGACGCTAATATTACATCGCTGAAAAATACTATTGAAGGTTATCCGACAGCACGTTTTCTTAAAGATGGCGATAATCTTTACGCTAACGCTGAAAAAGTAAATACTGTTAAGAAGAAAGGCTTAATTATTAAATATAGACATATTCCTTATTTAATAGCCGAAGAAGTAAAATCTAAGTATTTATGGTCGTATGAATTTGTTATCAGCGATATATCAGCTAAAATATATTTAAAAGATATTCCTAATTTTGATATGGCTAATAAATTTACTACCGAAGATTTTTACGGTGCTGATTTAGACGGCAAAAACCGTAAAATAGATGTAAGATTTATGGGCTATGTCGGCAATAGATTATATGAACCAGACGGCGCATATCACCCTTGCTCTCTTGAAACAGAAGCAATAGAAACTATGAAATCGCCAGACGGCGCATTAGACTATGATGAAGAATTAGGATTATTAACATTCCAGTGGGCTACAAACAGCAGACGAATTTACAAAATTCAATATGTTGCAGACGGCTACGCAAATTAATAGATAGATGATTTTTTAGGTAAGTGTGGGTGAAATAATTTTAATATGTATTCAACAACCACAAATATTACAGCTAATATAGAAGAACTGCAAAGCGATATTTTATTAGATAATTTAGACGATAATTCATTGTTTAAAGAATCGTCGATTGCTTCACTTAATAAAAAGCTGATTACGGCTAAACAAAATATAGTGCAGGCAATAAACGAAATAAGCAACGATATGAAATCTCTAAATAATACCGTAACTAAATCGCTTCAACAGCAATATGATATAATCGGCGATACTTTAGGTTCGCCAGAATTAGTTGAAAAAGTAACGGCAATAGATGCTAACTTGATATTGGCTTTAACTAAAACGAATAATCAAGTAAAATCCATAAACCAGTCTTTAGCTAAAACGAAAAAAGATATAGTTTTCGTAATTCCTAAAATTACAACAGAAGTTACGCAGCCAGAAATATATTTTCCTTATCGCGGCTATTTAAAACAATTAACAGCCAATCTCGGTACGAGAAATATAGGCAAGAACACGAATGATTTAAACTTTAAATTAGAGCGTTATTCTGAAAGCAAACAGTCTTGGATTGTTATAGAAGAAAACACTATTGCAGCTAATGAAATTTATGTATTAAAGAATATAACGACTGAAACCTCAGCTTCATATATTGACTTTGATACGCTTAGAATCCATGTCGATAATAACGATATGAATTTAACTGATTTGACGGTTATCGCAACAGTAGAAGTTGCGATTTGATATAGATTTTATACTTTTAAAAAACGAAGGGAAGATTAATTAATGTCAACTGCTCCTATCGTAGAATTTTATGACGAAAGCGGTACTAATAAAATCACTAGTTGGAACATCGGCGAAATTGACGCTGATAGTGAATCGAGTGTTTTTAAAACTACGCTATGGAATAATAAAGGCGGCAGCACCGATGTGTCGTCTATGAAACGCATTAAATTAAATGTAGTAAATCCGCTCGGCGGCGATACTGATTTAGAATGGGACACTTTAACTGGCGCGCTTGCCGTTGATTCGCAAAGCAATAATATTCAGCTCGCAAATGGTCCTGTAAGCATGAACTGGATTAACGCTAGAATTAATTACGCGGGTTCTGATGATTCGGAAGGTTGGACTGCTATCGGCGGCAAAGCTTCCGTTGATGTACAGGCAGCGGGCATCAGCAACGAATACAGCATTTCTGGTAAAGCTAACAGCGGCTCTGTATCTGCTGACATTGATAACTACGCTAAAATAGATTTCAAAGCCGTAGTGCCGTTAAATGCTCCTGCTGGCGAAATCCACTTCAAAGAACGAGTAACTTATTTCTATACCTAATTCACTTTGAATAATTAAGAAAAAGAGATAAATAAAAAACGTGATTCAAAAATACAAATGGTACGTTAAATATTTTAACAAAGAGAAGAATGACGAAGAAAATATAGTGCTTTTTGAAGATATAGACAAAAACGATATTCAAGAGTTTGGTCTATATGGCAACAGATTAAAAATGTTTTACGATTCAAATGGAATATTTCATGTAGGCAAAAATGAATTGTCTTTTGCTTTTAATCCTCAAATAAATCAAGAAATAATTAAATTAGAGCCAATTACTTTCAAACAAGCACATACCGATTTTAATATAAAGAGAACGTCAAGAAAGATTTATATAGACAATAACAGTGCAGCAAGCAGTATAGATAAATACTTTTTTGGCTACAAAACTAAAATCGGCAATATATTATTTCAGCCATTGTTCGTTATAGATGAAGCTGTTTGCGATTTGTATTTTGAAATAAAAATATCTGGCATTTTTGACGGCGATATAAGTATGCTATTAAATAGCAAAGAAAAGTCTAAATGTCATATATCTGTAAATGGCGATTCTGTAACATACAAAGTAAGATTCTAAAATAGAATATGAGCAATTAAAATAGCACACTCTTTTAGCGGAAAAATAAATACATATCCTAAAAAGAAGTGTGCTATTTTTAAATGTATTAAAAAATATAAAAATCACTAAGAAAGAAGGTATATCGTGGCAGCACCCGCAACAAACGGCAAATTATGCACCAATTTAGCTGACATGGAAATAGGCGACTATATTAAATGCGTCTATACGGCAGAAGAAGCTAACGTAGCAGGCACATTTTCTCACTTAGGAGAGCTTCACCCTACTTATATGAAAGACGTAACTAATGAAGAAGGAGAAGTTACAGGACAGGAATTATCCGAATATGAAGAACTTCCTACAACTCCTGCTGAAACGGCAAACGGCTATTTTTATTTATTAAAAGCTGATAAAGGTTTGTTAATAGCCGACAGATTAGTACAGTCAAGCATAAGTTGGAACTCTTTAAATAAAGCTGGCTATATATACGGCAAAGTTGAAGAAGTCGGGGGGGGGCAAGGCTTAATATTATTACGTTCATTATCTTTTAATGAATGTATAAAATATATAGTTGAATCAACTCTAAACGATAATATCAATCTAAAAGATGATAATGTATGGCACGCAAATAATTTAACGACATATGACGGTAAAAAATATAATTATATTAGTTCGTTAATACAAGACAACGAAGATAGCGTAACAAAAACACACAATGGATTTTACACAATAATTCATGAAAATGGCGGCATGACATACGCAAATCATAGAGAAGCATATGACGGAGGTTTTGGCGCAACATATAACTCGCTAGTTGTGTTCGTAAATAAAAGCGATAATTTTGCGTTAGTTCATACAGGTACTTCTTGGTATGGTTGGATTCCCGGCTCTTCTGTGAATCCATCTTTTAGACCTGCATTTAATTTCATAAATAATAATAAATCGACTAACTTATTTTATTAAGAGCATTCATTTTTAAAATCATGCTCTTGAATAAGATAAGTCTATATATTTTAAGGAGCATGATTTTTTAAAATGAATAACTATTCTGAAAAGGTTCTTATTAGAATTTTAAGCGTAGACGAATTTAAAAATTATTTACATGATTCTACTTTAAACGATAATGTAGTAAAATGTTCAGCTGATGTATGGAATAATTTTAGTGAAGATAACAGGTATTCTTTTGGTGGTTCTATGAATGGCGATTATAGAGTTTTTCCAGAATTGTCTCAAAACGATATAAAATCAAAACATGATTTTATAAATGGACTTACCAATTATACATACAATAACAACTTTAAACTGTATGGGAATAATTATTGGGGTTATGGAGGTGTCGATAAACTCATAGATAAAACTAGAAATACGCCATTAAATTCGTATACAACATATTCTCCATCATTTCGTCCAGTATTCAATTATATCGACAATACAAAATCTACTAATTTGTTTTATTAAGCGTAAAAAAAATAAATATGCCGATACGCTATAAGCGCATCGGCAAAACGGACGTTGGGAATAGTTATAAAAACATTTCCAACGTGTATATATTATCATATTGCTTTTCAAATAGCAAAACAAATATTTACTTTTTTAATTAAAAAATAAAAAATATAAGAAAGGCAGGACAGAAAAATAATTACATGGCATATATAGCGAAATATCCATTTAAAGAAGATAAAAATAATCACGCATCGGACATAAGTAAATTTTCTTTTACTTATATAGGCGGCAATATAGATACTGAAAATAAATGTTTATCAGGTAATATATTGGGAGCATACGATACTTTTAGCCTTAATATAAAAGATAAGTATACTATTTCTTTAGATTATAAGTATGTAAGTAATGCGGCGGGCGATTGGAATCATGTATTTTCTTTTGGTAATCATATTAATTTAGGTGGCGGCGATGTTTGGCTATCGCCTCGGATTTCTTTTTCCGAAAATACTCCTAATAGTTTAATATTTTATGCCCAGAAAGACGGCAGCGATATTTCAAAGTGGCATAATTATAAAATAAAATCTGACGGGAAAACTATGAAATATTATATAGATAACGTATTAAAAGATACGGTAGATATGTCCAATATTGCAGATGCTACGAGAACCAGATTGTATATGAGCGGCGGCGGTACTTATCGTTCTGTGAACTGTCAGATTAAAAACTTCGTAATTAAACTTGGCGGTGACGTTACACAAGTTTATGTAAATCATAACGACAAATCAGCGTATCTTTTGAAGAATGATGATTCAGATGAGGAATAATAAATAAAAATGGCATCAACAGCTACTAAAAACGAGAAAAGCATAATAAAACACGCTATAACTGAACTTGGCGATAATATAGAAAAAGGAACGGAAATAAATGTTATAGCTAATATACCAGACAGCGGAGCAATAAATACTATCGTTAATATGTCAAAAGACGACGTAGGCGATGTAAAATACGCAAGCTATAATAATAGCGTAAATATATATGACGAAATACAAACGACATATAATTATAAAATAAAAAAGACAGACGAGAAAGGGATATATATTTCAGAGCCTATTTCTTTTTCAGATTATAAAGTAGTAGATTCTCTCTCTCTCTCTCTCTCTCTCTCTCTCTCTCTAATTAATAGCGGTACTTCTAACTTAAAGCGTAAATATGCAGCTTTTTATATTGGAGATATTTTGCTTTGCGTTAATACTTCAAGATATGCAGATAAAGCGGTAGATATTAGCAATAATAATATAGAATTAACGTCAGTTAATAGTCCTGTATTCAAAGAAAAAGATGTATTCGGCGGCAACAATGCCATGTATTTAGCCAATAATGCTTATATTAAAATTGCAGGCAATTTAATAGATACAGGAAGTTCAAATTTTACGTTATCTTTTTGGTCTAAAATACCGTCAGATACGTCAAGAGGCTGGCAGGCTGTTTTTGGAGCATATACTTCTAATTCTTATATGGTATGGTCTTATGGCAAGAATAGTACAAATTATTACTATATGTCTTTCAATGGCGGCGACACATATCAAAATGCTCCATGCTTGTTTAGCGATTCGTGGCAGCATAATGCGCTAGTAAGAATAGGCGACACTCTATATTGCTATATAAACGGAATCCTTGTATGCCAGTTTGCTTTAAACAGCGGACAGGTATTCAACTTCCCTAGCTTATGCTTGATAGGCAGTTCAGATTGGAGTTATACGCAAGGCTACATATCTGATTTGTGCATTATTAAAAAAGCTATATTTACGGAAGATTTCAAAGTACCGAATAAATATATGTACAAATACGCTAAAGATATTAGCGAATAATATTTAGAGAACAACATTTTAAAGCTGGTGAAATAAAAATAAAATGAGCGATAAAAAATTAATCGCACTTAAAATAGAAAATGATTCTATACACGATTACGCAGGAAACGAATGGCAGAATTACAATAACGGCGTAAGCGTTAGTGAAGATTTATCCCCTCTTGGCGGTAAATGTTTAAATTTTAACGGCGGCTATTTATATTTGCCAGTCAGCAGAAAATTTGATATAGGCATAGGCGACTTTACTCTTGCTTTTTGGGTAAAACTATCTAGTTCATCACAAGCATTTGCAACTATTCTAAATGGCGGCAGATGGTGTACAGGAGCTTATAATAGATTATCATTATCTTGTTATAGCGATTTTAAACCTAACATTATAAATGATGGCACAGTCGGATATTGCCGCGCCAAGACATCTATTCAAGACGCGTGGCATCATGTAGCTTTTACTAGAAAAGATTTAATAGCCAGAATTTTTATAGACGGTATTTTAGAAGCAGAATACGATATGAGCGGCTGTATTTTGACTTCTGATTTAACGACAAGTCCTACTGCATATTATGATTTCGGCAAAAACGGCACAGGTCTTGGCAACGAATTAAACGGAGACAATAACGCTTTAAGTATCGGTTTATTTGACGATATTTGCTTATTTAAAAAAGCGTTATGGACAGAAGATTTTACTCCTCCTAAAACTTATCTTTCTACTTTTGCTCCTACACTCTATCTCGTAGAGAGAGAGAGAGAGAGAGAGAGAGAGGTGTACAGCTTTATGAGTAGTAAATTAGTAAAAGTCGCAGATAACTGGGACGCTCTAACATACGAAGAAAAAATAGCTTTATTCACCTCTAGCAAAGATAATGAATCAATCTCTGCGGAAACACCTACTGTTGAGCAATTTAAAGAAGCATTTGGTAATGATTCATTTTATATAGCCGTTTTAAATCAAGATGAATACGAAAGCGAAGATTCAGACAGCGATGAAGATGATGATAATACCGAGGACGAAAACGAAGAAGATAATTTAGATTATGTCGCTTTAGACGCTGTTAAAGAGCCTGTTTTTGTACCTGCTAAAGAATTAATCTATATAGAAAACAAAAATAATATAGACAGCGTAGAAATAAAAAGCACATACTCAAATTCCGCTGTCGTTAAAATATTAGTAACTACTGATTTATCTACATATAAAACTTTTTATGAAGGCGAATGGATAACAGTAGATACGTCCAATACTAAGCAAATTTTAAATATAGGGCTTACGCCAGAAGAAATTAATGCTTTAACAACGGAAGAATGGGCTATGTTAGTTAAAAGCTATGATTCATTTAGTGAAATAGCCTTTGGCTATATATTAGATTCAGGCAGTGTTTATGATTCCTGCGCAATAGATACTATAACTTTAAAAGTAATAGGCGGCTATGACGGATATTTAAAACGGTTTAAATTTATTTGTGTAGGCTATGATTATGACGGCAAATATAAATTTATAGCTAATCAAAATGTACAGACTAATATTTCTTGGGAATCTTTAAACGATGAAGATTTATGCACTCATGCAGGCAGAGATATGAGTTATTCTAAAACTTCTCCTTCTGTTATTTTAAGATTGCCGAATACATCTGCTGATAACACAAAAGAAAGCAGCGAATGGGATAGCATTATCAATGCCGAAGATAATACTATTGAATGGAATACTGAAATTCAGTCTTGGACTTTAGATACTCCTGTCGTTGATGACGATAATTCAGTAGAAGCACAAGACACTATGCGAATTACACGCGGCGGCGAAACTCCATCTTCTTTTTATAACGTAACGTCTACCGATTCAAATTCCGATATAGGTTATAGACCTGTTATGATAATAGGCTCACAGGAAGAAGAAGCTGCATATATACCGCCAGCTAATCTGACTACTATTAAAAATATAGCCAACAGCGTAGTAGGAAATGCTTTAACTTGTGAATATTTTTCGTCTAATGAAAACCAAGCAGGACGATTCAGTAATCTTGGAAACGCTACTAAAGATTTATTAGCTGACCCTCCTACTAGTACGCCAAACGGTTCTTTCTTATTCGTTCATGTAGGCTATACACCTAGTGGAGCATATAAGTTCGCCGCTGATAGAAATATTCAAGGCAATATATCTTGGGAAACATTAAATTCAGCAGGCTATTGTACTTACTCTGGCGTTGACGCAGAATCTTTGACAGGCATAAAAGGCAGCTATATAAGACTTCCGCAGTCGTATGCTAATAATCATAGCATGGATAAAACTTCGTCAGAGTGGGACGCTATTTTCCGCAATCCTTATATTGGCGGCAGTGATATAAAATCCGATTGGAATATTTATAAAAATAGGTCATGGACTTTAGATACTCCTTCGCAAAATGACGATACAGGAAGTGAAGCCGCTGATTCTTCACGAATAGCAAGAGGCTGTGAAGCTGATGATGATTCTACTATGACAAGACGCATATTCGATTCCGAAGCCGTTTATGGCAGCGTATGCTTTAGACCTATATTAATCGTTCCTATGGATAAGCAGAGCGCAATATTAAGCGTAACGGTAACTCCTACATATATAAACAAGCATGACGTTATTATTGATTCGAGCGTAACGCCGTTTAAAGATAATATAGATATTACAACTTGCTCCGTAAGAATATTGATTAATGGCAACGATACGGCTTTTGCAAGAGAAACTTTAACGAGCAATTCTCATAGCGCAAGAATACCTAATGATTTATTTAAAGACGGCGAAAATACGTTAAAAGTAATTTACACGGTAGACGACATAGATAACGAATATGAAGTTAAAATAGTTAAAGAAGTTGTTGGCGATACTTCTAAAATACGCGATTTTAAAAAATACACTGGCGGTTTTGTTTTGAATACAAACAGCATTAACGACAATTTAGATATTGTAAGCAATTTGCCTAAGATAAAAACCAATAGTAAAGCAGGCAAAATGATTATTCCGAAAAATACGATTAAAATAACTTTGACAGAAGATTAAAGAGAGTATATAAATATGAAAATAGCTTTTAAAAATGATTCTGGTCTATATTATGCTTTTAAAAGTGATTTAAGCGGTCTTAAAATTGTTTCAGCATATGACTATACTTCGTGGAATGACGATTCTATTTTAGAATCGCTCACTCCCGATAATTATAGATTGTTATATGGCATGGAATTAGTCGTATACAGCGGCTATGAAGATGACACGTTCACTTCTGAATTTAATACATATGACGTAATAACCACCTCTGACAATACCGCTTTTCAGCTAAAAGGATATTGCAATATTAATCAGATAACGGCAACGGCGACATCTGGCTGCAAATTTCTCATAAGTTTTGATAACAGGAAAACGTGGTTGTCCTATAATACCGCTTCTTCTTCATGGACAACGGTATTAAATGCTGAAAGCAATATTTACTCCAAAGGCATGACGACAGAAGAAATAAACGCTTTAACAAGCACGATTATTAAGCAAGTATATAAAAGAACGCAATTAGATTTTATGATAGCAATTACAAGCGATGATTCTTTTACGAATATAACGCTTACACTGCCGCCAAATAATGCTCCTGTTATATCGAATTTAGTCCTTTCAAATACGGAAACCCATAAAGACGATGTAAACGTATCATGCGATATAACTGATATTGACGGCGATGATATAACGTACAATGCTTATTTTAATGGCGGCACAGATTCAATAACGAGCGGCTTTATCGAAGGAGAATCTTTTATTGATTCGCATAATATAACTTTCATGCTTAATTTTAAAGATTTTAAAATAGGCACGAATAAAGTTGATGTTGTTATGACCGATAGCAAAGGCGCGTCCAATACCAAGACATTCTATGTAACGAGAAAAAATGAAACTCCTGTTATTACTGGCATTTTAAATAATAATATCTATACGGCATTGATTGATGATGCTGACGGCGATAATATAAAATACAGAGTTCTTTTAAATGACGAAGAAGTAAAAGAATGGTCTGACTTTGAACCTGTGCCTCTTAGCTTCTCGTATGAAATACCGCGAGATAAAATAAAGTTCGGCGTCATAAATTATCTCGTTATAGAATATGTAGACGATGGCGATGAAGATACTGTTAATAAATTATCAGAAGAATTTGTAGGCAGCTATTACGGATTATTGTTTACAGATAATACGGGCAGCTTTTATAGCGACAGTTTAGGCAACGCTGTTAAAAAATATATAGTGTCTAATATTATCGCGAGCAAACAGACGAAAACTTATTCGGCTATTATCTATAATAAATCCAATAATAATTTAAAAGACGTTATTATAGATACTCCTTTTATTCATAGCGATATTAAATTAGAGTTAAGCTATTCAGATACTCCATTCGTAAATGAAGAAAAATTAGTATTCTCTGACCTGCTAATAAATGAGAAAAAAGAATTTTATTTCAGAATATCTACGAATAGCGAAAATACGCTTGGCGATTTTAATATACTTGTCAACGGCATTGGCAATATAGCAGAAAACTAACAATAAAAACTTTTCGCAATACAATGGGGAAAGGACACAAAAAGATTTGAATACAGAACAAAATACAATGTATATAACTACTACGGTAGTTGAGCCGCCTTTAGAATCGGTGGTAATATCATGCGAAAAGGACGCTTGCGTTTCTCTAAGCGAACCTATATTTAATTATGGCACGGCTAAAGAAATGCTCGTCCTTAGAAATGATGAAGATGAATGGCAGTCGCTATTAGTGTTTAATGTCGCCGCCATTGATGAAACAACAATAAGCAATTTAAAACGGGCAAAATTAACGATAACGCTATCTGCTCCTGCAAGCAGAAATATCACGCTTGCTTTAAATTTTCACGCGAATACGGACTGGTCTGAAACTGGCGTAACATATGCCAACGCTCCTGCTATTTACAAGCAATATAAAACAGTATCGATAAAAGAAGGCGATACTAACGTAGTATTTGACGTTCTTGACTTAATGCAGGAAAATATAGAATACACGTCATATGGCTTTACCATTACAGAAATAAGCGATACTGAACAAACTAACCCTATATATTTAAGAACGAGAGAATCTAATCAGCCGCCTGTTTTAATATATGAATATAAAACTTTTCCTGATAACGCAGATACGGGCAACCTTAATTCTTCAATAATTGTAGCTGCTAAAACAAGCTATGATTTAGACACTATAGTTAAATTAAGAACTGGCATATCATATTACGATTTGAATACGATAGTAAACGTAAAAGGCTACAAAGATACTTCTGATATAGATTCTTCTATTATCGTAAGCGATAAAGATATTATAGATTTAATCGACACCTCGATAAAAATCAATGAATATGACGGCTTTAAAGAAATAGACGATACTATAACCGTAAGACGCACTGATTCAATAGATATTGATTCGATGCTCAATATTGAACAAAAAAACGGCTTAATAGATATTGATTCATCAGCCATTATTAACCGCACGTTATCAGCAAGTCTTGATTCAAGCATTAAAGTAAAAGAATATACTCTATATAATGAACTTGATTCTTCGATTACCGTATGCCAAACTTCACCTTTTGATTTAGATTCTAAAGTAAAGGTAAAAGAATATAATAATTATGCTGATATAGATTCATCTGCTAATGTGGCTGCGGCTTACACAACTACAATAGATACGGTTATATCAATATCTTTTGACAACAGCCGTAAAGATATAGATACGTCTATAAGAGTGCGCGATAAGTTTTATCTTGATTCTTCGGCTAAAGTAATAGCTAAAGATTTTGCCGATATTGACAGCAAAATTAAAGCTGTGCCTCGATACTACAAAGACTTGGATTGCATTTTGGTAGTCGGCAACGAAACAAGAAAGCCGTATGCTTTTATCATGTAGCGCAAATATGCTAAAAGAAAGCGTGTTGAATAGAAAAAATGCGATATAACGATTTATATAAAATAAACGAAATAATGCCGCTGAATTTTTCCCAATACGGCACAGGTCAAGTTATAGGCAATATAAACGATAATATAAATAGCTATATAGATGTCCAGTATACGATGAAATCATTAAATAAATGGAATGATTCGTTCAGGTGTGATTTGATTGATTTGGATTTAGCTGAAAATGACGTATATCTATATTTAGAAGCATACGCCCATAACGACAGCGTAGTACACAGCACTAAAAATTTGCAATCCAGAATAGAATTTTTAGACGACAATGGCGATATTATTTTTTATATTAAAAATATAAATTTAAAAGTTGACGATATTACACATAAAATCAAATTAGACTTGCCGAATAATACGGCTGCCGTTAAAGTATATTATACAGACATAACAGCTAATAAATTAATATCGTTCTTATTTTCTAAAACAAAATAGCTTTATTTTAAAGAAAAGGGTGCTATATAAAAAGCACTCTTTTTTCTTTCTTACTAGCAGAAATAAGTAATTGTAAAATAAAAGATACTCATAACGTAATATAAGAGTAGCGAAAAACACAAAAACTATCTTGGCGGCAGGTGAAAATAAAAAATTGGCTAAAACAAATTTTCGCGGCGTAAAAAAAATAAATGAAAATATTATAGCAAACGGCAGAGCATTAATATTTACTGATGAAGATATAGACAATTATGACTGGAACGATATTCCCGATGGCTCTTTATTAGTTAATAGCAACTCTGGCGAAATTAAAGTAAAGCTAAAAGGACAGACATCTTGGCTGCCTTTTGGAACTAAAAATGACGGCACTATCAGCATAGCTAAAGACAGTATAATAGAACATGAAGTATTTACTGTAATAACTTTAGACGATGGAAATGATAATGACGGAAACCCATTAAATACTTTCACTTACGAAGATGAAAATAATGAACTTCGCCATGGTCAAAAAACTCAAGAAGGATATTATGTATTTGAATTAACTAAAGGCTCTTACAATATGTATAGAAATTATCTAAAAGTAACAATAGATGATTGCTTGCATAGAAGTGTGGCTACTGGCGGCGTTATAGAAATAAATGAAAAGAGATTTGCCTTAACAGAAGATTTAGTAGAAAATATGGAGATAAGCGTAGAATACGTTCGTCTTTTTAGAATAGGCAATCCTTATCCTAGAGTATTTATTAATACCGATGAACCTGATGATTCAGAAGTAGGAGATTTGTGGATAGATACTGACGGCTCGTTAGCTGATAATGATGCTTTAGGAGAAAATATAGAGGTCAGCACTACCATTTCGTGGGATAGAATTACTGGCAAGCCTACAACTGTAAGAGGATACGGGATTACAGATAATCTTACTTATGTAGGTCATACTCATACAACTATTGATATTTTAGATTTTCCAACATCTTTGCCTGCTAACGGCGGCAACGCAGATACAGTTGACGGTTATCATGCAGGAAATAAAGCAGGTACAGTTTTAATTATAGGAGCAAACGGTACTATACCTTTAAACAATTTATGTTCTCACAAGCACAGCCAAAGCGATATTACAGATTTACAGGTATTTACGCGCGGCATGATTATTGACTGGTACGGCAGCTCGGATAACGTACCTTCTGGTTGGCATATATGCGACGGCACCTACGGCACACCAGATTTAAGAGATAGGTTTGTCGTAGGTGCAGGAAAAAGCTACGCATTAGGAAGTACTGGCGGCGAAGCTACTCATACACTTACTGTAAGTGAGATGCCTAGTCATAATCATACAACAGATATAGTATATAGCAACGAAGATGGCGTAAGCGGCGACCCATGGGGTTCTGGTAATGTATCGCGCAGAGAAGGTACATATACGTTTGTAAGTGGCTCAACTGGCGGCAACGGCGCACATAATAATTTACCGCCGTATATGGCACTTTTTAAAATAATGAAGCTGTAAAAAATATCAAACTTATCATAATTTCATTATTTTAAATAAAGCAACGTATGGCGGTAAGTTATTATGAGCAGAGTTACCGCCAGTAGAACCCATAGAGCCAGTATTATACCAACCATTGTTATCTCTAGCACTACGACTTTCCCAATCCCAGTTATTTAAAGTTTTTACTCTGGTCAAACCGAATGAATTTGCTATATGGTCGTCCCCCGGAATCAAATGATTATGACTAGGCATCTCACTTACAGTAAGTGTATGAGTAAACCTATTCATAATCACAGATGCTTCTTGCATTTAGGCAAAAGGCTCGCCGTATCAAGAGCCTTTTGCCTCGCCCAAAAATTGCCCTTAAAATTAATAAAAAATATAAAACAAAATCAATATAGAAAGGAGAGCTATTAACTATGTCTAAAACAATTAACAAAGTAAGGCAAAGAGATTTAGCCGAAGATTTAATAAGCCTTATACGTTTTAAAAAAGATGTAATTACGATGGACGATTTAGAACATTCGATAGTTACGGCTATTAAAAATATAGGCACATTGTCTGGCACGACAGCATATGACGATAATGAATTAAGGCAGCGCATTAAAGATATAGAAGATAATTATTTTACTAAAAATGATTATATCATTATCAATAACGGCAATATCGAAGAATTAAATAAAAAAGTAGAAGCGTTAGAAAATCAAAGCAGCAATTATAGAGATAAAAGCACTGAAATTACTACTAACGATATAGAAGCTAATTTTACTACGAGAGTAGATAATTTAGAAACGAGAGTTAATTATTTAAGCACGGTAGGCGTAGACGTTGCACAAGTTCAGCAGCAAGTTCAAAATGTAATCAGCCAAATGAATTTGCAATCCGATATATTAGACGCTGTTAAGCAGGATATAACGAATGAAACTGGCACTAAAATAGATAATCTTCAAAAAGAAGTAGACGTTTTAGATGGACGAGTTACAAGCCTTGAAAGCAAAGTAAGCAATGATGTACGCCTTAAATCTGACAAAATCGAAGAAAAAGATTTAGATACGGCTCTTACTTTAAAATTAGACAATATTCAGACTAATACTGACGCTATATCCGATTTAAACGATAAAATCTCTAATATTATAGGAACAACCGAATACGAAGTACAAGAAGAAGATATAGATTTAAGTACCTGCAATTCGCAGGTTGGTTACTATATAGTAAATCCTTCTTTATGCAGCGACTTGCCGTCAGATAACGCAGGCTTATTTAATTCGTATGTTTCAAATAGCACTGATAACGTAAAGTATATTGTTCAGCATAAATATTTTGATTTAGTTACAAACAAAACATACGAAAGAATAGGCAATCCTGTAACGACTACATATTATTTGTGGTATTATGACGATGGCAGCGGAAATTATGAATATTGTGCTACCGCCAGTGCGAATGTCGGCGTAGGTGATGCCGTATTGGATAATAGCGATTTTTCATCTGTTATAGGAACTGTGTCTGCATATGATGCTGCAAATAATGAAATAACTTTTAACTCTACCGTATATAAATCTAACGGCGATACAGAATCAACGTCTTATGTATGGACTAAATGGATTTGCGCAGAAGATAGAGCTGTTGAAGATTCTGCGAAAGAAACCAAAGCCGATATTCTTTCAAGTATTCTTATTGGCAATTATGCTATTGGTTCTGACGCTTTTAACGACAATTTATTTAATAACGTAAATAATATAGATAATGATAAGTTGTATTCTTATTCTGCGGCTGGCGGCGAATTAGCCAATATATCTTTGGATAATTCTTTGCATAACGCTATTATGATTATAAATAAAGAACAAAAATATGTTTATATGTATATGGACGCAGATAATATTATAAAAATATGTTGAAAAAATGAAATTAGGTGATTCTTTAGAATGTCTACACTAAATTTTAAAAAGACAGCACAGGAATGGATAGCTTTTTACGTTGAAGCTATAAGAAACAGATTACGCCGCGACTTAAATTTAAGCGATGTTTTAGACATTCAAGCAGCAAGAGATAATTTAGGTTTAAACGGCGACAATAATCATACTCATTACCATGACGACAGATATATTCCTTTAATAGATAAAGTCCAAGGCAACTTAGATAACGAAATATCAGATAGAAAAACCGCTGATAATATCCTTGAAAATAAAATGAATACTGCCGACCAACAATTATCGCAGGATATAAACAATATACTTACTGGCACTACTGCTGCGGGAAAAACATGCGGAACGCTTACCATAACTTTAGGAAACGGTACTTCAACTGCTTTTGACGGCTCTACTAATAAACAGTCTATAATTAATTCAACATCTGTTGGAGTATTTAACAGCAGCAATCAGCTTGTTTTTCCAAACGGCTCTAAATTATGGTTTTAACCTTGTCAGCAAGAAGTTCCCTATTTTTAAAGTGGGAAAGGACGTCACTTAATTATGGCTAAGACAGACGATATATTTTATATGCAGAGATATGACGGCACTACTGATTATGCTTATATGTATGATTCTTTAACGGATATGCACCCGTCATATCCTCATTTAACTTTACAAAAAAATGGTCAAACAAGATATATAGGTTTAGCACCTTCTGGTTACGGAAATTATAATACTATCGGAAGATTTTATAACGCTAATGACGGACAGACATATATTATATATAAATACGGAAGAAATCCTATTAATTTTAGAAAAGCTGTAACTAGATGGACTAGCGGATTTAGCGCAGGAGATAATGAGTTTCGGATTCGTTTTAGATATGATTACGGAAGTATATATTGTGATTATCCAACAAAAGTAAGAGTATCACTCCATATGTGTTTTAAAATGAATGAACCTAGAGGTGGTACTTTGCAAAATTATTTAGGAATAAGCGGAGCAACAAATGCTCAAATATCATGCGGAGCTGTTTCGTCTAACTATGCATTATATAGATTTCAAGTATCCAAAATAATAACCCTCAATGCTGGCACTAACTATATATATTCAGACGGATATAAACAAGAACATCAAGAAAATGTTGGTTTGTACGGAGTGTATTCTATAACGTCTGAAATAGGCGATGAATCAATACAGTATAGTATTCATGCAAATAATTTTTGCGTAACTCCTGAGTTTTTTGGACATAGCAACTGGTCTATGGTATGCAAACACTACTTTGACGCTAATTATCTATACGGCTTTAAATATGACTTCTAAAGACGAGAAAAATATTTTTCTCGTCTTTATTTTTTTTGCCACAAAAAGGATTTTTTATATTTTCGACAGAATATCTCTTTTTAAGCGTTCTAAAAATATATAGCTACGAAAAGGAGAGTATTCAGTTATGGAAGTCAAGCTTAATGATTATTATGAAGTTAGAGTAATTAAAGACAATAATCCCAACGAACAAATATACAAACTTGACAAAGATATATTTTGCTATCATATGGTAAATTTATTTTTTTATAAAGATAAAACAGGAGAAAAACTGTCCAAAATCTTCTTTAAAAATCTGAATTACTACAAACCAATTTTAAAAAGATTCAATGATATTAAAAATTTTTTAATAAGGTATAAATTATTTGAAAATGACATAACAACCATTGCTGCGTTTTGTGTTATATATAAAGCTTTTGAATATGCAGAAATGGCAGACAAACCCAACAAATCACTTTTTAATTTATCACCGAGTGAAATATGTCCATTAAATGAATATGACAAAATCAACAAAAGAGTATTAAACATTTTAAACGAAGTTTTAAATATTAAAATGTATATAATGAGTCCTAATATTTTTCGCAACAGTAAAGATTGTATGAAAATAATTGGCGATAATTTTATTGAATATCGTAATCTAAGCGAAATAATGGACGCTAGTATGTACCCTAATAATGAAAATTCTTCAATATCTAATGGGTATCTTTCTGCTTATAGCGAAAAAATATTGATAATTGAGTACTTATATGTATATTATTTAGTGATGAGCGCGACATCTTACAATATATATATACAACTTAACAAATATGATGTTTTTACAAAGGAAAATACACAAAAAGACACTTGCTTTATTTACACGAATACATTTTTAAAAAAAAGCACTACTGATTTTTCAGACAGCTGCAAGGATAAGCAATTAATAAAAACTGCGCTATTCAACGAATATAATAAAAGGACTGAAAAACGTAATGCCTATAATTATAATTTAATTTTAAAATTTTTCTTAACATCTATTTTTGATTATTATTCGTTATCAGAAATGTACGACAAAATATTTGACGAACAACAATCTGATAAAGAATGGAATGATATTTTTAGATGTCTTGCGGCAGCAAACACAATATATCGTCAAATAGAAAAGAATAGCAAATATGACGTAATTAATTTTTTGCATGACAATTATCATGAAGGATTTATTACTTGTTGCGTAACTATAATTAAAATTATTAATTACTATAACAAATTAAAGGATACTGCTTCAAATCTATACATTAAAGACATATTAAATACTAAAGCTTTCGACGAAGCAATAGAAGTTGATTTAGACAACAAAACGATTATTGCTGAACTTGAAAAAGATTTAAAGAAAAGCAATAATCAATATTTAGAGCAAAAACATCAATATGACACGCTGTTAAACAAATATAATAAATTAAACAATAATTTTCAAAATACGAATGACGAAATAAATAGGTTATCAAGCAGACAGCGCGACATGAATAAAGATAAAGAGTCCGTGCAAGCCGAACTAAAAAATAAAAACGATAAAATAGCCGAATTGCAGGCACAAGTAGCAGCTCTAACCGAAAAATGCGAAAAACTCCAAATGGAGGTAAGCAAACACCAAAATAGCGACATTACTAGCAAATACAATACAGAACTTGCAAGAAACGCCGCTATACAAAATGAATTAAATAGTCTATATACAAACTATCACGAAAAAACTAACGAATTAAAAGAAAAGAATAGAATAATTGAGCAATTTAACTTAGAAGCAGAAAATGATTGTTCGCATGAAGAATATGAAATAAATTACGATAAAATAAAACAATTAAGAGCAGCTATATTCGGCGGTTTCGATATATGGCAGACAAAAGTGTCAAAATATTTTAAAATAGCAAGAACAACTTCCGTAGGCAAAGATTTTGACGATACCATACTCGATAATACAGACGTTATTATAATCCATACAAAATATGCTTCACACAAAAATTATTTTAAAATAATCAGCAAGATTAAAAATAAAAAGCAAAAAACGCCTATAATTAGAACGGCAGGTAATCTCGATATTTTATTCAGCAAGATTACAGAGCAATTTAAGCAGTAATTTAGTATAATAGATACAAAAAAATAATAAAATAAACGTGATTCGCTGCGTCTTTTAGACAAAATGTCATGCGACCTAAAAAAAGCGGCAATATTGCTATCGTGTTTCTCTGCGAATTTAAACGGGAACATTTTGTCTTAACAAATACAGTCTTACTCCGTTGATTTTTATAAATCAGCGTTGTTAGGCTGTATTTTCTTTTTATGTGTACAGGATTTTGACAAAATAATGCAGAATATTTATTTATGGTAAAATATTATTACATAAATGAGGTAGTATGATTATGAAAAATAGAGCGATTGGCATAGTTAAATGGTTCGGAGGTTTTAACAATAAAAAAGGAAAAGAAAATGATTACGGATTTATTGTGACTGAATACGGCAGTCTTTATGTCCGTAAAGATATGATAATTAGCGATAGTTCAAAAATTATTGAAGGCAGAATCGTAACGCTAACTGTTGCTTTTAGTAAACGAAAGCAGGACTGCTATGCAAGAAATGTAAAAACGCTCGATGATGATTGTCAGTTAAACAGTAAAATGCAAAAAAACTTAGATGTATTTAATGAAGTATTCAATAAATGCGTTGAAATTAAAAATAAAGAAAAAATCAATTTTAATTTACAGGATTTTTCGTTTGTTCCGAATAATTTTTTATTATCAAATAGAGAGTATATTTGCATTGAACGTCCTGCTAAAACTAACTTAAAATTTTTAGACGGCGATATGCTAGACGATATAGCAGTGCAAGAAGGATATATTAACTTTTTGAACAGTATATCAGTCGAAAATTTACAGCATATACTAAAAGTCAATGAAGCTGATATAATTAATAAATTAGACAAGTATTATGGATTTTTTATCAACGAACGTGTATTGAATAATGCTCCACAAACGCTAGTTGAAGCAATTATTCCTGTCTATTTAAATAACATTGAGTCGCAAGACGAACAACAAAATCTTAGCAAATTTCCTCATTCGATAGCTATGTCTTATTGTTTAAGAAAATATAATAATGACAAATCCGAAAATAATATAAATAATTTAATTTATCTTTTATCAGAGAAGTGTCCTGATACCTTTTCTAACGACATAATTGATTTCTTTGTAGATAATATCAAAAACAAAGAAGTGTTATCGTTATTAAAAAATATTGTCAGTGAAAATCCAAAAACATTATCACGTCATTTAACTTCATTTGTAAAGAAAATAATCAATAAAATCAGCGGCATAAAAGAATATTGCGACTTATTTGAGAATGACATCAAAATATTTGATAGCATAGTATTATCATATTATTTAAAAAAATACAATGAAAATAAATCAAAGGAAAACATAGATAATTTAATTTATTTTTTATCAAAAAAAAGTCAACTTGAACTTTCTAAAGATGCAATTAATTTTTTTGTAGACAATATCAAAAATAAAGAAGTGTTGATGTTATTAAAAAATATTATAGATAGCAAACAGCAGATATTATTATCTCCAAAAAGTTCATTATTGAAGCACATTGTCGTTAAAGTCAATATAATTTTTTTAAATGATAGCGTATTTGATGACAAAAAAATGCAAGAGGCATATTGTTCTTTCTTAAATCAAATGGTGGAAACAGAGTTAATAAAATTTTTTAAAGATAATGAGGTCGGAATAATTAATAAAATGGACAATTTTGATATATCTGTTTTATGTAAAATGCCAAAAACAATATCATTATTATATTGTCTTAAAAAATACAATCAGGACAAATCGGAAGAAAATATAAATAATTTAATCTATATTTCATCTAAGCAAGAAGCATTAACCCTATCTACCATACGTTCTATATTTGAGAAAGAAGACATTAAATATGATATTAAAATAAAAAACGTATGCCTTCAAAATTTAAGCAACGTTACTGTTTTTGATTTACCCTATTTTTTTCAAATGGAAGATATTTTTAATTTTCTTTGTGATAACATTGAAGATGATTATGCGTTAAAAACATTGTTGAATATTTTGCACAATTCAACCACAAGTGCCACAGAACATATTGATTCATGCCTAAATTCGTACATTAAAACTAAATCCTTTGCTGATTTACTAAATAAGTATAGAGAAAAAATAGATGATTCAGTGTTTGCGCTATTAAGTAAACACATTGATGAAAAATATAATACACTAGCCAGCGAATACGCTTGTAGTTATTTACAAAATTATTTGCCTGAATACATCAACAAACATAATGAATATCGAAACTTATTGATTGAATATTTATCAAGTACAATGGATTGCTATAAAAAAGATATAAATGATTTCATAATAAATTTAATAGATTGCAAAATACAAAATGAATATTGCGGAGTGTTTAGAGAAAAAGCAAAAGAATATTTAAATGAATATATAAACGGAAATATTGAGCATAGGGAATTGTTTATTAAGTATATGCTTGAACAAAATGATATTCTGAACTGTGAGGATTACGACAAAAAAATAAAGTCGGCTGAAAATCTTAGTTTTCTTGAATGTACATCAACAAACAGTATGCCAAATAAAGAAGAATATGTTGATTCCATCATAAGCTGCGTATTTTGTTTTTTACAACAAGAAATTTCCAAAAACCCTAACAATACAGACATTATAAAAATACTTCAAGTATTTTTGTCCAAAAATAAATCAGACATTGCAAAATTTTTTTATTACAGAGAACGGGTAAAAACAGCAATATTTATAAGACATTCAATTAAAAATTGTCTTTACGAACAAGCAGATGAAATATACAATAATATATTTAACACATATCCAGTAAGAAATAATATTATATCCTTTTATTTAGACAGTTATTTAAAAAATTCAACAGATAAAAACAAAAAACTTCTATTAAGCGAATTAAGCTCAATGGAAGAAAACGACATTGTAGAATATTTATCTTACGAAAAAATTATAAAAATATTTTTTTTATTTTGTTTGCCAAATTCTAATAATTCTTTAATAAAACCAGTGGCAAGGACTTTTTTGAATGCAATCCGAAAAAAAGAGTTAAATTATTTTTATTTTATTGGTTCAATATATCCAGATTTTTATATAACAAAAGATGATGAGTATATGGCAAAAATTATAGATAACTTAGATATTTATTACGATGTACTAAAAATTGAAAAAGAAGATTTGTCAACATTATTATCTAAGTCTGCATCTAGATTTGTATTCGCAAAATATATAATGAACAATTCTTCTAATAGGCAAAATGCAAAAAAACTATTTATGTTGTGTGATGAAGATACACAAATCTTATTAACGTATGCGTTGTTAAAATACAATAATATACAAAAACTTGACTTATCTAAAAATGACTTTGATGAAAATAGCAAAATATATTTAATTTATATTTTTATAGATGCAATAGGAAGCAACGAAAAAGAAAAAATTAATGTATGGAAAAATGAATTTTTAGTAGCTATTCATAAAAGAATAATGAATACAAATCAGCTAAGTTTTAAAGATGATATAATAGAAAACGGTATAGATATGACTCACATATTGCCGCTTTGTATATTTAAAAGATATAATCATCGTAAGTTTGGCAAATTTGACAGTTTTAATAAATGCCTCAAAAGAAAACAAGATAAACTTAAAGAATTTATGATCAACGATAAAAATTTCTATTGTGAAGGTGCAATTAGCGCAAAAAAAGCTAACAACATTTTTTGTATAAGGTATAGAGATACTGGAGTATATGAATGCCAAGAAAGATATAGTGAGTTTTATCCAAATTTAGGAAAAGAATATGCAGATTGGTCTATTGCGGAAGTTATGTTTAAAACTGGTTTTTGGAGTGACAATATAATTAACATATATAAAAATAGCACAGATAGAGAGAATAAAACATCACTTACGATGAAAAACTGTATCAGTAAATTATGCGGAATACACAATAGAGTGAATGAATTACTTCATAAAATGAGATGTAGATATTGCGGAAAAATAATGAAATTCAATTTAGAGAGAGCGTACATGGATAAATTTTTTGCTGCATATTCAGTTACAGAAGCGTCATGTATTGATGATGATGTTTCTAATAAACATGATAAAAATATATATTTTAATCATTGTTTATGTTGTCGTAAAGTTATTGATTCAAGAGAATGCCAACAGTGTGAAAAATGTGGTTATTATATATGTCCACTGTGCGGTGCTTGTAAATGTAATCATCACGTTCACAGAGAACCTGCTTATGGTTATTATAATAATATAGAATACTATAATGATGATATGCAATTTGGTTCAGGTATTCTTCCAAATAAGGAAGATGAGTTTTAAATTCTAAATGAAAAAGGAGCGATTTGCTATGTTAGACGACAAGAAAAAGAAAATACCTCAAACTCATTATCAGCATAATGGTTATAAGCAATATGAAGATAATGATACTGACTATAACGACCAAGACGATTTTGATTACAGTATCTTTGATGATGGCGATACTGGCTTTGAGGATTTTAACGGCGATATAGGCGGTGATTGGTGATTCACTAGATTCATTTTAATTTAATACCTGTGTTTTTTAATAGCCATATGCGTTAATCTTAAAAAATTAGCGATATATGGCTATTTTTATATGCTTTATAAAGGATTTTCCAATTTAATGTCAAAAAATAAATACAGGCACAAAATATTACATATAAATAAAAAAGAAAGAGGTGCGTGTCGTGTTTAGTTTTTCTAACATTATGGTTTTTATTTGCTTTATTATTTGTTGTATAATCACTTTCTGTTCGCGAAGGAATTTAACAAAAAACGGAAGAATTGATAATGCAGCAGGCATCGTAGTTACAATAGGCGTATTATTTACGTTTATTGGCATAACTATATCACTTTATTATTTTGATTCAAGGAATATTCAAGAAAGCATACCTATGCTGCTAGAGGGTATGAAAACAGCGTTTTTTACTTCCATAATAGGTATGTTATTCAGTATTGTAATTAAAAATTTTCAAGCTGGCGCAGAATATAAGGATTTTAAAGATGAAAAAAATCTTGAGGTTGAAACTAACGTGTTGCTAAATAATATCAAAAATACAAATGAAGCATTGGTTAAGGCTATCGAGCACAGCAACGAAGTTCAACAACGTACAGATATAAGCATTGGCGAAGTCAAAAATTCACTCGCGGCAATGAGCCAAAATACAAATGATTCTACAAGAGCTATTCTTACTTTTGTCCAACAGGCACAAAACGCATCGCCAGATACTTTTTTGAAAAATTTTAGCGGAGAAATTTCCTCCTTAAATCGTGCAATACAAACACAAAGCACTATGATAGCTAATTTCGTAAAAGCATCTCAAAATCAGAGTAAACAAATAACAAATCTGATGGACGCAATAAATGCCAACTCAAAAGAGCAAAGCGAAAAACTTCAAAGGCTTAATCGTAACATTGAGCAAATGATTGAAAAGCAATCTGAAAAACTTAGCCAATTTAACGACAGTATAAAAAACATGGCTGATTTGCAGGAAAAAATAGTAGAAAACTCAGATGCAGCTAATAAGCAGAATAAAGATTTTAACGATAAGCTGTTAAATATAAATGATGAAAATAAAAATACTCTTGAAAAAAACAATGAATGTATAAATAATATGGTAGAATCATTTGATAAGTTCTTAGAGGATATGGCTAAGAACAACAGCGAGCAATTTATTAAAGCGTTAAGTGAAACAATAAAAGACTTTAATGCAAAACTTACCGAACAATTTGGCGATAATTTTAAGGAACTAAATATAGCTGTTGGAAAAATGCTAGAATGGCAAAAAGATTATAAAGATACTGTTGAAATATCAACACAAGAGCTAAGAACTGTTAATTCAGCATTTTATAATTTCGCAAATGATATGCCTAATATTGTAAAATCATTAAACGATGTTATTGGAAAAAGTGTAAAAACGCACGAAAATATTTCGGCAGATATGGTCAAAATAATGCAGGCTTCATCAGAAATTACTTCATACGTTAAAACATTGGAAGGTTATAAAAATTCCATTGAAACATTAAGCGAGGATTTAATTGAAGCTAAAGGAAAGATAAATAAGTCAATTATAGATGAAGCAGGAAAGATGAGCCGTAATTTTACAGGATATGCCGAATCACTACAAGAACAATATAACGAAAAAATTACAGAAACAAATAAAAAATTTGGTGATTTATTATATCAAACAACTGACGATTTTAAAGGAAGAATTGACAAACTTATGAGCAGTATAGTTGGAATAGTGACTATCCCAATGAGCAATTTAAACATATCTACTAAAAAATTAATGGATTCGTTTGGTGATTTAGAAAAAACTATTGAAACATACGACGATGATATAGAAAAAGAACTAAAAATAACGAAAGCAAAGGTAGCTGAATGCAGACAACAATCTCTTGCTGTATCTCAAGATATTAAAAACGATCTTGAAAATTTAAATGAAGTTACTAAAAATGCTGCCGAAATTATCAGTCAAGCGTCTGGCGATATAAAAGATACAATCGAAAATAATTCCAAAGTTATAAGCGATGAAATTAGAGAACATATTGGGACAAATATTAATCTTTCAGTAGACGCTATTAATGAATTTCTTAAACCTCAATTAGAAGCATTGAATAAAGCATCGACAGACCAAATAGAAAAACTCGGTGCTGCTATGCTATCCATAACAACCAAAATGATTGAGAATTATGAGGCGTTAGTTTCTAAGATTAACGAAGTAGACGATTTATTAAATCAGAAAAAGGCAGGTAAATAATATTATGCTGCATAAAAAACAAGATAATATATGGGAATCAATCTCCGACCTTATGACTGGTTTAATGATTATTTTCCTGTTTATAAGTATTGCTTTCTTAGCTAGAGGGGAAATGATTATCAAAGGCTATCAAAATACGCAAAAAGATTTAATAGCTGATTTAAGGCGCGAGTTCAGCGATGATGAATTGTCTAGGTGGGGAGCAGAGATAAGTCAAGACAATGCGTCTGTCGTATTTTTCAAGCCGCCAGTAACATTTTTTGAAAAGAATGAATCAAATCCAACTCCGCAATTTCAGGACATATTGAATAACTTTTTCCCAAGATACATGACACTAATAAGCAGCGACAAATACAAAGACAGGGTTGTAAGTATTCATATTGACGGATACGCTTCTAAAGAGTGGGGTTCTAATACAAGCGAAGATTACGCCTATTTTTACAATATGAAATTATCGCAGGATAGAGCAAGAAATGTATTAAGCTATATTTTCTCTATATCGAGCAGTGTAGAAGAAAAGCGATGGCTAATTGAAAAAGTATCTGCTAACGGTTATTCATACAGTAAAGCTACTGGCAATCACAACGAATCAAGGCGAGTTGAATTTGTTCCAGAGATAACAGTTATGAAAGAATTGGAGGACTTCTTCAAATGAGCGCGAAAGACAAAAATATAACTGATTATATGCAAGGCTTTAATAAAATAATTCAAAAAATGAATATAACAAAAAAAGAACTTAGCGAAGCAGCGCAGGATATTTTCTTTGATAGTGAATCTGCGCAGCAGTATCAAATGCTCATAACGACAGGTATCAATATAGAAGGATATTTAAGTGAAATGCCTGACGTTATGAAGTTTGGCACTAATGAATTATTTGTCTTTATGCAAAGACCGACATTTGTTTATATAAAAGAACATATAGTAAAATTAAATAGCTCTGGTAAAGAAGAAAGAAAACCTCCAGTAGTTCATTTGTGTTATTGTGATAATCTTAAAAAGGCAGACGAAGAAGGAAGACTCAAAAGCCGATATGTAATGACGCAACGCTCAACTGGATTTTTTGAGATTATAAAAAAAGAATGGGATAATTTCGACAATATTCTATTCGCTGGCGACGAAAAATTAAGAGTATGCCAAAGCTGTCTGCATCGTTTGAATTGGAATCAATTTAGACGATTTTGCCTTCCTAAAGAAGAATGGTGGAAGGACGATAACAAATATAGAAAAAGCAACAGAGAAAAAATAGCTAATAACTTTAATTTTGAATCATATGTGAAGTTCGCTAAAAACAGAATGGGTTCTAAATACGATTTTAGCAAAAAGAATTTGCCCAAATATCATGCTGCTAACGCTCTGGAATACAAATATAGTTTAACTCCAAAGATGAAATACGAGCTTAAAAAGAGTGTATGGTTCAAATGCCAAATATGCAACGCAAATTTTGATTCGCGATTTTTAGAGATACATCATATAGACCGCAATCCTGCTCATAATAACATAGAAAACCTGCAAGTATTGTGTCGAAGGTGCCATTCGCGTATAACAAACGGGTAGGTAAAAAAATAGAGAGTTTAAACTCTCTATTTTTTATTATACTTTACATAGCTAAAATTTAACTTAATCCTGCGTAATAAGAGATTAGATAAGCACTTATTTTTAAAAGAATTTTGAAAGTTGGTGAGATACATCGCTACTTTATATAACAGGAATTTTAATTCTGGCAGAGGTTCAGAGCAATTATACAACGAAGAACTTCATAGGCAGTATAAAATTCTTGAACATTATTTAGATACGCTATTAAATCCTTTAGCTGTTAATGAGCCTAACGGTACAATGGACAGCTCTCAATGGTTTAACCGTGAAAATAACGAATTAAAATGGTTTGATAAAAATAATAATAAATGGCGAAATTTTTACGAAAATAAATTCGCTCTCATAGAACACCTCACAGACATATTGCCGCCTAGCAGTCCTCTTAAAGGGCAGCTATGGATTCATCAAGGAGTATTATGCTATTATGACGGCACTACTTGGCAGCCTATTAAGGCATTAACGCAGGACGGTTCTCAGTTTAGCTTAGACGTATTTAAAAACTTTTTATTGACTTCTCCTTTATGGAAGATAGGCAATACCGTTGTTTTAGACGATGATATAACGGCTTATAAAAAAGCTGCCAGACAATACTTGCAAGGTATGCTTGACGCTAAGAATAATGCTAAAGATGCAATTATTACTGATGCTAACGGCAATACTGTAAAATGGGATTTAACTACGAAAACGTCTACTGAATCACTTCCAGAGATACCCGAACTTCCCGCTAATTTAAAAAGTCAAATGCTTGTGCCGCAGCTAGATTATGCGCGCATATTTTTAGATAGGACGCTTGATTCTACTGAATACGAAGAAGTAAATAAAACCTGTATCCAATATTCTAAAGACTTTATAAAAGATAAAACTCCTTCTTTGGTTCATATAAATCCGGGGAGAATTACTAAAATAATCAAGCGACTGATTAGAGTAGATAAAGTTAATCCTAAAATACAAGTTTCAGCAGCCAATACAGAATACTATGGTTTTAAATTTAACAGCAATTTAGGCGATTTTCTAGTACCTGACGGCGTAGATGAAGAAGGAAACGCAGGCGAAAAAGATTATACTATCGTTGAAGATGGCATTTTATTAGAATACCATGCCGCCCAAAACTATGATTATGTGCTTGCTATAACTTATGAATTTAGCTGGCTTAAATCAACAGGCACAATGAATCATGTATCTACGCTTGACGTAAAGAATATTTATTATATTCAAGATTACGCAGGACCGATTGCGCCATTCGTTGAAGGTCTTAGTTTAGAAAATCCTTATTTCACTGACGATTCATATAATCAGACTATATCTTTTGAAGAAGATGTAACTGATTTAGAAGTATCTTTCCTGCACGTTCCTAAAAGAGAATACGGCTATATAAGATATATTGACGTGATGAATCGCGGCATAATAAAACCGCTTAAAACTTATAAGCACCCGTTATTATTTATCAATGGCGAAGCACAATACGATTCCTATACAATAGACAGCAACGGATATTTTTATGTTCCCAATGCTAAAATAGATATGGCTTGGTCTGTTTTAGATTTATATGACGCTGAAAAAGACGAGGATTTATTTTATAAAGCTGGCTATATTCCTAAAGGCACTACATCTTCAGATTTTGTTTCTACATATACGATACCTAAAGTTGAACGAAGTGCTTTAAGCTGTTATTACAATATACCTGCTACTGTATACGCTATTAAATTTGACAAAAACGAAATTACTGATGATGATAATGTAATTTTGTTTGTGAACGGATTACTCCTTAAAAAAGAAGAAGTATATGTAGACCACAATGATGGCTATATTTACGTCTATACGGGTACGCAGGATAATGAAATAGATATTGAAAAATACAGGACGGATAAAACATATGCCGCTGATATTGATATTAAAATAGCCAACGGCGAATTAAACGGCAATGATTTAATGCGTGATGGATTATCTGACGACTGTGAATTTATTATAATTAAAGACAAATACAACTGGCTTTACGATGAATCAAAATTAATGCCTGCTTTAGGCGTTGGTTCATTAAGCGATACGCTTGTATATCTTAACGGTCATTTATTGCTTTCAAGAAAAGAATCTATTCCGTATGTATCGGCAAGCGAAATAGGCAAAGATATTTACAGCAACGAAATAAATAATAACCAGATAGTAAGGCAAGTAAATACCGATTTAACAAACGGCATTATAGACGAAAACGAAGAATACTTCGATTACTATTATTATGATAAAGACAATAAAAAATACGTCTATATTGCGCAGCCTAACGAAATAGCCAATATAAAAAATATTACTGAATCATATAAAAACGGTTTAAAAAGCATTAGCTTTAATATAAAGTATTCGACTACTGATTTAATAGATATATACGCATTTACAACGGCTAATGCAGAAGTTGAGCAGCCTTTAGTTATTCAAAATTATGAAATTCCGATAGGAGCAAATCCTCAAACTGATTTTAATACTCCTTGTGCTTTTAACCCCAATACAAATTCATTAATGGTATGGGTAGACGGCATTAGAATGTATCCAGATACAGATGATGTCGCAGGCATTATTGAATACGCAAACGGGACAGGCTTTACTCTGCCGTTCCCAGTAGGCGGCGACAATTATCCGCATTACGTTACTGTCGTAGTAGAAAAGCCAGAGCATGATGCAAGCGCGCCATGTTCAAGAACTGTAATTACCGAAAAGAATATTGCTCCTAATGTAGTAAATATGTATTCTACTAAATACTCTTATGATTCTAATGGCAATAGGCTTACTCTAACGAATCCAGTATCGCTATATCCGGGGAGAGTTACTATATACGTCAATGGGATTAGGCAGCCAGAAGATTCATATACGCTGCACGATAACTACACGTTTTCATTTAATGACGCAACTATTATTGGCAGCAATAAAAATTATCCTGTACAGACGTTTGCTGATTTATACGGCAACACGTTTACGCAGACGCATAATCAGCCAGACTATATTTTAGTAGAAGTCAGAGAAGATACGCGTCAGACTAAAACAATCGAAATAAATAAATTCCCGACATATGAAATAAATCCTACTGACTACGATATAGACATGACCATATTAGAAGCAGTAGACGAAATAATGATTTTTATAAACGGTCTATATTTTGGCGCGAAAAAGAATGAAGGCTATCATATCAATCTTTCTCGCGGTTCTATAATGATAAGCGACCAAAATACTTGCGACATAATAAATAACGATGAAATGTATAATTTCTTAACTGGCAATTCAGCAGCTAATCAGCTTTATTTATTAAGACATGACGGCGCAGCTTATCAGCACGCAAACGCTAAAATAACCTTAGCATGGAGGTAAGTGAATACTTTGGCAAATTATATTAAACCTAGTGCATCTTCTTTAAACATGGACGATATAAACGACAATTTAGTTACTGTTTACAGCCATGTTAAAAGATTAGATGCGTCTAAACGATTAAATCAAAATATAAATGAACTCGTTGACCAGCAGTATTATAATCAGATTATACGCTCTGACGATACCGACATGGTTGACGGAATACAAAGCAGCAACATAGCTGTTGCGACGTCTCCTGCCGACAGGACTACGGTAAGAAATGCGGATAACTTAGGCAATTATCCTCCGTCTTATTATATGACGACAGCAGAAGGCAGCTCTGTTAAAAATCAGCTTATTTATAATTCGCATTATTATGCCGATGAAATAGCTGATTTAAGAGATGAAGTCTATATGCTCAAAAATGAATTAATGAAAAACGGCTTATTAAAAAATACCGAAAATCATATGGGCTATACAGATATATTCAGAGATGAATATAAGCCTTATGAATATGACGTAATAGACGATGAGCCAGTTGCCGTTACTTCTAAAGATATGATTCTCCATACTGACACGGCGGTTAAAATTGACGATAAAGATTTTGTCGTAATCAGATATAAAGATATAGATAAAATTGAAGTAAGGCAAATTGCTAGTAAATTAGATACTTATTTTACGTTTGTCGAACCTTTGACTGGTTCTAATTTAAACGTAACTAATGTTGAAATATATAAAACTATGGGCATATCCCGTGACGGCAATTTTTATTTTGCAAAGGATAAAGAAAGAACTCCGGGCAATACTGAATATTACAGCGGATTAGACGATGATGCTCATTTCGTTATTAAAAAGCCTGTAAAAGTAATGCAGAGCGGTTACGGCTATTCTTTTAGAATACCAGAACGTAAATTAGGCTTTTTAACTAAAATAGAACTTCAATATTTAACCGTTAAAGGCAATCCTACTTACAGATTATACGTTATCGACCAACAGGACATAAATAACTTTAAAAATCCTGCTGACGCTGAAAGTATGTATAAATATGGCGATAAGGATTCAAGCGGCGCGTTAAAAATGCACTTTTTTGCAAAGTCTAATCCAGTTACTTTAGACCCGACAATCGGTCAAAGCATAGTTACGTTTAGTTTCTTTAATTCGGATTTAGACGGCGGCTATCCTGTGCTTGACAGATTAGACGAGCAAGGCTATAAAGTAAAATACGTTATGATTCTTGTAGCTGAATATGCAGACGCGAATATTCACGCTGATTTTATGTTCCTGCAAAATGAACGCTCTGACGGAACTTACGGCGATTTGGAATTAAACAATATCGTATACAATTATGTAGAACAGGGCAGCACATCTTCAAGTAATGCCTTAACTACAAATGACGCTTTAAATAATAGCGATTTATATTATGCCGTTACTTTAAAAGAAGCTGTCTATAAGCAAATGATTCCTTACAAAAACGGTCTTTATTCAGCTATTATTAACAGCAAATATCCAGAAGGCATTAGCCGCGTAAGAGTACAAATGAGAGTTTATAGAGAGGGCGGCAAGTGGTCTGCCAATATAACTAATGCAGACGTATTTGGCTCTGCCGTGCAATCTTCATTTGACGTTCAATGCGACAGCTATTATTCGGCAAACGCAAATGCTATAAATGCCTCTGTTATGGATTTAAAACGTAAGATGTATAAGCCGTATGAATTAAGAGATGTTAATAACGTTCTTACCGATACAATTACATATCCAGACGTTGTAGTAGGCAATACTATTACGACTGGCAATACTGGCGCATCTGGCAATATTGTTGCTATTGATACGCCTGCCTATGTAAGACCTAAAGATATGGTTTATCCTTCGCCTTATATTATCTCTGTTAAGGGAAAAAGATACGGCTATGTAGAACTTGATTCAAACGGCAATCAAGTTTATAACTATAAAGTATATGATACGCAAAAGATTTACTTGACTTTAAAAGCAATAATCCCAGACGGTATTAAATACGATAAAGACGTTTATTCCGACAGATTAATCTTTGAGGGCGATTTTTTAACGGAAGAAGGTTCGCCAGCTTTCTTTAATCAGCTTGAATTACAGATTATATGGAGCGGCGAAGACGGCATAGACGAGGAATCGTCTTACACAACTACGCAGTCCGTAGGTCTTAACTCCCTGCCTTTAAGAATGGGTATTATACATGACTTAACGCTTTCAAGCGATAAGGTATACGATATTCAGACGCAGGAAAAAATCTTGGCGTCAAAATAATATAACATTTTTAGAGGGCTTGCTTTTTTAGGTAAGCCCTTATTGTTTGATAGAATCCCTTATTTTACGAGTAATAATAAGGGCAACGCAAAATAAATAAGAGAAATAAAAAGAAAGGCTAAGAAACTTAAATGATACGAACATCGCAAGAACTTTCAGATACTCTTGAAGAAATAAATACTAGCCTTGACTATACAATAGGCTCTTTTTCAGAAACCGTCAGCAAGGAAAAGGCTGACGAATTATTTGAGAATATAGAAGATAGACTGACTACTCTTTATACTAAAATACGAAAACTTGAAGATTTGCATAATTTCGTTGAAAGCTACATACAAGACACTTTTAAAAAGAAAAGTGCTGCATATAAAGAGGCTGAACGCAAAATAGACACTTTATTAAATTCTTATGAGGAATCAAAGAAAAGCGTAAGCGTTGCATCTTTCAATACGAATACGTCTAAAATAATAAGAGATAGAGACGGCACGATATTAAAAAATGCCGACAATTCCTTTAGCTGTGTTACCAGTGCTTTTACCGTAGCAAATACGGCAGCAGTAAATAGCGTAGACGTTAAAAGCGATAACATCTACTATAAAAATTCACCATTGCCAATTAATAGGTACAGGAGTTATTATATAGTAGAGGATATATCAAGAAACGGAATAAACGAAACTTTAACTGTGCTGTTTGATAAAAATACGCCTGTTAATTTTATAAACATAGATACGTCTAAATGCGATGTTGATTCTGTTATGCTGATTAACAGCAATAATGAATTAATCGAAGTCGATAATATGTTTAACGCTGAATATATAAAAGGCATAAAAATAGCTTTGAATAGCCGCGATTACGCTAAAAAGATAGTTGACTGTCTGCCGTATTCAAGCACCGATGGCTTAGACTACGAAAAATATATCAGCAATATTAAAAACGGCATTTACGAAAGCGAGCTTAATTATCTATGAGCGTAAAATTAAAAATAACAGACATATACACTAAGACGGTTACGGATAACGATACTGACGAATCTACGACTACCGCATATTTAACGACAGACGAAGATTCTATTTACAGCCTTATTTCTGGCGGCATAGTATCTAAAAACACGTTAAGCACAGCTGCGCTTACGCCGCCTGAAAATTGTACGCTTATTATGGACGAAAGCACGTTAAATGTTATTCAGACAGGTATTAGCGAACAGTATGAATTTGTCGTAACGAATAGCAGTGAAACAATTCCTTATACTGATTTTCAAGAATATACGATACTTACAACATCAGACGATGATGAAACATCAAGCCTTGTTTATATTAACAACGATGATGATTTAGCGTTTGACGATATTTTAGAAAACGACAGTACCGAAACAATTCAAGAACAGTATTATACATATTATTTTGGCATAGATGATTTTACGGCACAAAAAAGAGCGTATTATTCCGATTCTGCTTTTATCTTAGAGAATATAAGCGTAGCTAAAAATACTGACGTTATCCTTGTTGTAGAGGATAATATACCAGACGGCACGAGCATAGAATATAGCATTATAGACGGCAATAACGAATATCCTATAATGCCATTTGGAAGGAAAGATGTAATTAATGAAAAATCGTTTGAAGGCTTTGATACGCGATTCGTACCAGATAGCGAAATTAACAGTAGCGATAGCCTTTTTTCTGTTTCTTATACTGTCGGTGATGATGCTTTCTTCCATTATACATATAATGAAAGCATTTCAGTCAAGATAGTGTTTAGAATATTAAACGGCGGCGACATACCGCCAGTATTAAAATCGCTTTATATAGTAGAGGCATAGAATTATATGGCAGACAGCGGACTTAGTTTAGAAACAATTAAAAACAGCTATGTTGATACGCTAGTAAATAGCGACAGCGAATATGAAAAAGAAAAAGGCAAACGCTTATATAATGAATTTAAAGACAGTATGTATAATCCAGTTTATACATACGAATATATACACCCAGAGAGCGCGCCTACTATGGATAAAATAAACGGAATAGCGTCCGATATAGCGATAGATTTATTAGCAGCTGACAGCGAAATAATGGCTATTGCTGATAAATATAATACTCTTATAGAAGATGTAAGAAATAGAGTAGGAATACTTAATCAAAAATTGATTAACGAAAGCAACAGGCTGCAATCGTTGAATACAATCGTTTCTTCATATAATTACATAGATAATGCTATCAGCATAGGAGAAAGCGATTTAAGCGGTACATATACAATAGATAATAACGGTACTATTACCTGCGGAGTAGATACGGAAACTGAAGTAGTTATAACGGCTATTGATGTACAAGGCAACGGATATGCAGGCAATAAATACGTTATAGAAGATAATGAATTTATAAGCGATTATCTCCCCACTGATGATTTAGAATATTTAACGGACGGTTCGGAATATACGTCATTTGAATATTCTCGTTTATATGGGCAGACAAAATATATAGCGGCGGTAAATTCAGATAATATTCCTGCTTTATGTTCGGTAACTTTTTCGGCTGAATCTTCGCTTGTAAATTCTATTAAAATCGACAGCGATTTAGAAGTATTAATCATTAAAGACATATTAACATCGGCTGATAACGGAAAAACCTTTGTAAGCTCATTCGGCAATAATGCCGACAACGGATTAAATGGCTATTATAGCTTTCCAGAAACGAATTTATTTAAAATAGTATTCCAGTCTAATCAAGAATATAGTGAAGAATTTGGCTACGAAAATACGAACGGCGGCATTACCACAATGAATGACGTTAGGCGAAAAGTAATATCTATAAATGGGGTTACAGCTTTTTATAACGAGTATTCAAGCGACAGCGTATTTATCACTACTGATTTAGTAGCAGACGGCGCGGAAATGGATACGGTATCAATTTACGCTGATGAATACATACCAAGTTATTTTGAATCGAATAATAACTATATAACTTATACTTTAATCGTCAACGGAGAAGAATACGAAGTAGTACCGATGAACAGCAATAAAAGCGGCACTAAATATATAAGCTATTCGTACAAATATAATTATAACGATATTATAGAGCACATAGACGAATCAATAAAAGCGTTGCAGCTTAAAATTACTATGACGCCTTACAACGATTACGCTACTCCGTATTTGACTAATCTTAAATTATGCTTTACGAACTTAAAAGAAACGGATAATTAGAAAGATATGGCAGATTACTTAGAAAAAATAAAGAAAGCTAATTTCTTTAGAAATGAGCTAATCAATAATTTTATAAAAAATAATAGCGAATATCCTAATAAAGAATATATAGAATCCTTAGTAGAGGATATAGATACGAGATTAAGCATATTCGACTATGATAATGTTGACGCTGATGAGCCGTTTGACACGGACAAATTCAATCAAGATTTATTTTATATCTATTCTGATTTAAAAATAATCTATGAACTCATTTACGAAATAAGCGTCAATAAGTATTACGAATTAGAGAAATATTGCGATTGCTATTTAATGTCGCTTGAAAACATGGCTGATTCATATGAGAAAAAAGCTGATACGCTGCTAAACAGCACCTCTTTAGGCAATACTGTATTATATCAAGACAGCGGTTTTGATATAGAAATAAACAATCAAAATGCCGTTATCTCCTTAGCAGATTTTACTCTATCGGATTTGAGCATAGTATCTTTTATTATTGACGGCAACGGATTCAATAATTCAAACGTCTTATTGAAATTCGGTGATTATACTCTTTCACCGCATAGCGTAAATTATGATACGATTAAATTAAATGGTGAAGCTATGAGTACTACATATACATACGAATTAGACGAAGAAGAAAACGTAGGCTCATCTTTTAAAATAGACGATGTTTCTCTCATCGCTAATTCTTCGTATGATTATCGCGTATACTCGTCTTACGGCAATATATTAAAAACAGAGGGCGTTACAAAGTCTTTATATGAATATGAATACTTAAACGACATATCTTCTGATTTACAAACAACATACACATTTTATTTAATCAATGCGACATATATAAAATTCGATTTTTCAATCGAGCCAATATATAAAAACTTCAATGACTATTATGTGGACATAACAGAAGATGTAGCCTTCTTTAGTATAGAAATGCCAGCGGACAGCGAATTTAACTTTACTAGCGATGGCATTATATACGCTAAAAAAGAAACTTCAAGCGTAATAGATGAAAGTCTTTACGTTATGAATTTAACGGACGGCAAAGACTTTTATGTAATCGAAGAAAAGCCGCTTGGAGTACAAACTTTTGAAGATGTTAAGGTTTATATATCTGGCATAGATATTAACGCATTTGAAGTAAATTCATTAGCTATTAAAGCAAAGGAATCAGTGTGAACATGATTTTATATAACCTTCGTTATAGAGGACCTTACGAATATGATAAATTCGTTTTAAATATATTTCAATTTCATAATGACGTACAGGACATGATTAAATTAATCAATGACGGCGATAAAAGCACTATGAACGAATTTAACGATAAAATAGACACGCTTTTAGAAAAAAGCACGAATATGGATTTATTAATCTCGTTAGAGAAAGAGGGGTTAAGGTAAAAAGAATATGATACAGAAACTTACGACATCAGAAATGATGGAAGAATTTAATAACGTAAAAAATAAAATAGAGAGTACAAAAGATTCCATCAATACTATAAAGACTAATATAGAAAATAAGCTAAAGATTTTATTAAATGAGCATGAATACATATCGCAAAACGTATTGGCTATTAAAGATTCGGTAAAGACTGGTACGTCAAATGACTGCGTAATTTTAGCCAATAATTCAAACGTAAGCGGACAATATGATTCATTCGGTATGACTATCCACCCGAAACTTACTAAAACTCCGCGCAATATTTTAAATTATATAGGAACGCAGGGCGTTATTTTTAAAAACAATGTAGCTGTATACGTCAATGAACAATTAGACGATAATATGAAGTATTTTTTAATGCACGATTCAATAACTAATAAGCAAAGCATTTTAAATGAATACGATACAAATAAGCTGACTATTTCTATTCAGATAACCGATATTGGCTTAGGCGATACTACCGCAAATATGATAGAAATATCGCCTTACCTTGCAGGCTCATTTGACATTGACAGCGTAGACGTATATGAATATACAGGCATAGACGATGGCACGTTAAGCCAAAGATTATCCACTGTCGAAGATGTAGGCAGAATGAGGATAATACTTAGCGAAAAAACGAAAATAAGTAAAGTAGAATTTGAAATAACGCTTAAATATAAAAATAGCGATGGCAAATATGTTTTTGGTTTAAGGCATCTTTATTTTTTAAATGCAGACTTTGCCGATGGCTCATATATCGTAGCAAAAGTTGACAGCGATGACTATATATCATATATATACGATAACCTTACAGTCCGAAGTCAGTATGGAGATACAGCAACAACAATTTCAAACGAAGATGGAGAAATTTATCGTGAATACAGTGACGGAGTTTTATCTAAGCAGCTCAACGTATCAACACAGCTTAATCCTCAATATATTTCCAGTAATATCAAATCTTTTTATTTAAAATTGCCAATCAGCACATCAATTATATCTTTTGTGCCGACAATTACCAATAAAGAATCTAACTAGCAGAAAAACAAATTTTTCACTATTCAAAAAAATCTTTACATTCAAGTTAAACTGTGTTAATATAGTAGTCGTAGGCAACTAAATATCAAAAAAGCGGAAATTGTAAGGGGTAAATGGAAATGAAGAAATTAAATTCAGAGTTTTTCTTTTCTAATTATGTCGGCAATTATCCTTATCCTACTGACAGAGAGCGTAATATAACACAGGCGATGATAGACCATCTTTATGAATCTAAAGTAACTTCAGACGAGATTTTAGATGTATTTAGTCAATGCGCAAATGATAAAATCATCTCTCCAAAGAACTTACCAAATTCTCTATGGCAAAAGAGCATTACATTGAAAGATGTATGGTACTATCACCACGAACTGCAATTACGCTCTAAAGACAATAAAGTTGATGTCATTAACGGTCGCATGAATAAAGAGCCTTTTTATGTTGAGATTAAAAGCAAATATACAATCAAAGATTTATTTGATTACGCATTAAATAATCTTGGCTCGTCTTTTGCACAGATTGCAGACCGTAAAAGAGATTCTGGTTCGCTTGCGTACCTTGTAGGAAAGTACGATAAGCTGTCGGGAATATCTGGACTTGACTTTGTTTTGTGCCTTATCGACAGGTGCAGAGATAAGAATAATTATATAACGAATATATTAGATATAGAAATCAATAGCAGGGAAGTATTAGAGGAATTGTCATTTGCTATAAGCGAAGCAAAACAGAAAAAAGCCAATCGCGTTATATGGCGATTCGATGCCAAATAACTCTTGGTTTATAGAACTCGGCGGCAGGCTTAAAAATGATATTTTTAGAAGAAATATTATATGTAATGCAGCCCAAAGCGACTACATTAAAAAAGTCAGCAGGTTAAAAGCCGAGTGCAATAATACGGACGTTTATGTATGTACTTATAGCTTTGACAATAACGATAATCGTAAAACTGCTAATCTCTACTCTGATTTATATTTCGACATTGACGGCGATTTATCTACCAATGAAGGGTACGCTTTATTACACGACACTGCGAAAAAGCTATTATGCTTATTGAAGGTAAAACTTCTTTTGCAGGAAAATGAAATAAAGATATATTTTTCTGGAAGCAAAGGCTTTCACTTTATAATACCTGCAACAATATTCGGCATATCTCCCGTTAAAAATCTAAATGACATATATAAAAGCATAGTCGTTTATTTTAAAAGAATAGTAAGCGATACTAATGATTATATAGACACTAAGATTTATGACAGAGTGCGCCTGATAAGAATGGTTAATACTATTAATTCTAAAACAGGTCTTTATAAAGTGCAGATAAATGAAAAGCAATTTTACTCTTTTTCAAGGAATGATTTGCTTGAATATTCTTCTAAGCCGCAAGGCGTTATTAAAAAGAAGGTAAATAAGCGTGAAGAATCAAAAGCTGCGTATGAAAATATTCTGCATTTGATAGAAGCTGATAAAGAGAGCAAGTTAAACGAACACAAGAAACCTGTGTTCATTCCTTCCGAAAAAAGACCGCTTTTGCCTTGCGCTATTAAGCTGCTTAAAACTTCCGTGCAGGAAGGTAACCGTAATAATACGCTTATATTAATAGCGTCAAGTTTATTGCAGGCAGGTTATCCTAAATTAGAGAGCATAGAGATTTTAAAAGAGTGGAATAACAATAATAGTCCACCTCTGCCAGAGAAGGAAATAGAGTTGTGTGCATTAAGTGCGGTAAAAATGCTTTCGGACGGCAAGCGGTACGGTTGCGCAGCATATAAAGAATATGGATTATGCAATAGCGAATCGTGCAGCTTTGCACTCTCGATAGCTAAATAATTATGATTTTAGTGAAATGAGGAACGGCAAAATGGGTGATGAAGGAAACAACATAGAATTTGACGATAATTTTTTAGATATAGAATTGCCGCCAGAGATAACGGAAAGCAACCCAGACGATATTTCTGATACGGAAAATAAGTCAGAAGAACAGCCTACACTACTCCATAAAGTACTACAGGAATCCAAAGACAAATACGAAGTATGTATGCAGGACTTTATTCAAGTATCTAAAGACAATTTTGCCGAATTTGACGTAAAAGCAAGAGAAACGGGCAAAGGATATGAAAGTCCAGCCTTTCCAATATTCAGCGAAAAAATGGAGGGGCTATCCACGGGATTTTATATATTCGCAGGACCGCCTAACAGCGGCAAAACAGCCTTAATGTTAAATCTTGCACACGCTCTATGTATTCATGAACCTAACAAGCTGTTTCTCGTTTACTATTCATTAGATGATTCAAAGCAGCAGGTTATCCCTCGCGTTCTTTCGATGAGAAAACGTATACCAATCTCTGTATCAGCTAAACCTATTCGCTATGAAGAAAGCGTAGCCTGCTGTGATGATGATTCTGCTAAAAGTGCTGAAATGCTCATGCTTAGAGAAGAAGGATTAAGAGAGTTACAAGAACTTGCTAAACATATGCTTATCGTTGAGAGAAAAGAAGTGCCTTACGCTGAAAAGCTGATAAAACACGCTCAAATGGTTAAAGCGTATGTTAAAAGTTTAGACCAAGAAAATAATATTTTAGTCTGCATAGATTCACTTGTAGACATTAAACCAGACACCGTAAAATTTAAGTCAACTAAAGAGAAGAATGATTACGTTTCACAGTTAGTTAAATCTTGGGCATTTGATGTATTGGATTGCCCTGTTTTTGCAAGCCATCATACTATTAAGAATACTGGCGGCAAAAAAGTTTCGTTATCTGATTTAAAAGAATCTGGCGAATACGAATATGACGCAACAGCAATATTCTTAATAAACAATGATGTAAGCAGAAATGGTCAAAGGGCAATCCTTTCTTATGAAATGCCTAACGTAGAAGGTAAAATGCCTATAATAGAAATGCACTGGGCTAAAAATAAGGCATCTTCTTTTAAAGAAAGAACATATCATTATTTTGTGCCTAACTATTCTCTTGTAACTGAGTGCGATAAAAAACGTACCGAAGAATACGACAATAAAATTTATAGTTTGTGATTTTAGAAAGATAGGTGATTTGTTTTGATAATTGACTTTAAAGACGCTATGAAAATAGGCGAAAACGTAAGATACGGAGATTCTTACGACATCTGTATCATATGTAAAAATAGGCTTGTAAGACAGGGAAAAATGACTGAGCCGAAAGCCGAGCAGACATTGAGCGGCAGCCTTACAGGCAAAAAAGTAGTAGACATCGCTATGCAGCATAACAAGCATATTGTTATTTGTCCAGATTGCATTAAAAAGCAGCATGATTTAATATTCGGTTCTGATATTAGCAGCAGCACGGCAGCGGAATCCGTTGAAGATATGGACACAATAGCGGTTAATACGCTTACGCTTAAAGAAGATAGCAAACGCAAATAAAAAGCAATAAAGCTATTAAAATATAAGTATAAAAAATCAAAAATTAGGATTCAAAAAGGTTAGAAAATAAATTGCAAAGATATAAACCTAAATCATACCGCGATGTAAAAGGTTGGATAGATAATTGTCCTAATTATCAAAAATGCCCATTGTGTTATGGTTGCCGTGCTTATGATTCAAGCTATATAAAATGTGATAGATGTTATAAAGAAAATGCTAAATTCAACGTATGCGAAAACAGTCTGCATAACGAAAAGAATTTAGCTAAAATGATATTAAGAGAAACAATAGATTTAGACAAAATAAAAAAGAAGAATGAGTTTGTACAAAGTTCGGATAAAAATAGTATAGTACGCGCTAATGACTTTGTTGAATATTTAGCGGACGTATGCGAAGCCGTTCAGACGTACAATAATTGAATATAGACAAAAATCGAGAAAATACTTAAAAAAAAGAGAGAAGGATTTTTTGATGTCAGAAACATCAGTTGACACTACCATAGACCAATTTGCTGATGATGATTACGAATACATCTTTTCGCATATTGGCAATAAAGAATTTGTTAGTTTTATAAAAGACGTTCATTCTGTATATTATACGTCAACAGATACAAAAGCAATGCACGCTATTGGGGCTACGTTAGAAATGATAGACAGGCTTAAAAGCCTTAAACTTATCAGCGACCAAATCAATAACAAACAATGCGATATGGCTATTACAGCCTGCATGATTCACAATGTTTTTTTCGACAGAATTACTTATTTGCTGTTGGAAGAAAATGAATGTAATATGGAAAAGTCGCTTGTCTGCGAAAGAATATTTGCCGCAAGATTTAAGCTGAACGAAATAGTACAGAAACATATTAACGAATATACACCTCCGCTTGCTTTTGATTACGTCTTTGAAATAGTTGAAGCACAATTAGGCGAAGATACTCCAATTCAGCGTTGCAGACCTGTACAGGGGCAGCCTACGCAGATTCTAGCAGAAGTATTATGGTGGTATTACCATGAGTACCTGCTTCATAACGATATTGAAAAATATCATGTATATCCAGATGATTTGGATATGGAACTTAGCGTAGAGCCGCAGGTAAGCAATTAATATATAAATAAAAAATGATTACCTCAAAGATAACTGAAAAGCAGCTTATTGATTATATGAAATGCCCCGTATATTACTATTTTAGATACGCAAATGATTTTACGGTAAGCGAAACGCAAAGTTTTAATAAATTGCTTAGTAAAGTAGCGTCTGGATTCTTCTTGCAGCTAATGAATAACAAAATAATGCCCATGTATGATGTTAAACGCAAATGGGATATGATTAGCAAGGCGAATACAGACATTATCAACTCTAAGAGAAATATAGAAGGATTAGGGCTATTAAATGCCATGTATAATTGGGCGGCTAATAGAGAACTTCGCATAGCAAGCGAACAAATGCCTTATATCTATGAAATAAATAACGGCAGTAAAAATCCTGCCGATTATCATATAATATCTCTTAGCGGCGTAATGAATACTATTATGGTAAATGAGAAAGATAATTTAGAGTTTCTTGTATTGGATTTTAGCAGCAAAATAAGAGAACAGGCTGATATAGACTTGGATTTAAAAGTTACTATTGACTGCGCTGTATTTGAGAAAAAATACGGCAAACGAATATTGGGCTGCCGATGGCACAGTGTAAAGCATAACAAAGATTTTTACACTACAAGAAACGCTATGGACTATCAGAGATTAGATAAGATACTAAAAAATGTAGTGAAAAGCATTAGACAAAACATTATTTATCCTCGAAGTTCTCCGCTTTGCAGTTCATGCAGGGCAAAACATTATTGTAAAGGGTGGTCATAGCGATGATTATTAACAAAGTTAAAGAAGCAACGATGCCAACAAGTATGAGCAGCAATATTAAATCTGCTTGCAAGACAAAATCTAAGTCGGCTTGTAAAACAAAATCGACTAAATCCGCTTGCAAGACCAAAGCTAAATCGGCTTGTAAAACGAAAACGAATAAGTAAAAACGGTGATTTAAATGCCATTTAAAAGCAGGAAGAAAACGGCTGCATCTTCATCAGCAGCAAAGACAAGTAAATACTCCAGTAAATCATTAAAAGATTATTCTTTGGAATTAGAAGAATACCAAAAAAACGGTTTAATTAAATCTTTTTTACTTCCGAGTTCAAAAGACGAGCATACCAGTAAATTAGGCAATAAAAAGGTATATATTGACGACATATTATTTGACTCTATCATAGAGAGCAGATTCTACATATTACTTCTTAAAAGTGCGAAAGCCAAGAAAATTAAGTCGTTTGAATTGCAAAAAGAGTTCGTTCTTCAACCTGCTTTTAAAAAAAATAATCAGACTATACGAAAAATATCGTATTTCGCTGATTTTGTCGTCCATGGCATAGACGGCAAGACAGACGTTATAGACGTTAAGGGAATAGAAACAGACGTATTCAAAATAAAGAAAAAGCTATTTGAATACGTCTATCCAAACCTTAACCTTGTCTGCTATAAATATATAGCTAAAGATAAAAAATGGTGTACTTCTAATGAGTACGCAAAGCTAAAGAAACAAAGTAAAAAGAAAGTAAATAAATAGAGAAATAAGAGAAAAATAAATACTTCAAAGTTTGACAAGAATAGAACATGAGTAAAGACAAAGAACCTAAAAAGAGAAGTAAAAACAAAAAAAATCGTGAACTGCCAACACAAAGCGGAGATGCCATCATTCCAGAAGATGATGAGGATTTTGGCTTTTCCGCTTACACAGTATACGCAGATTACTTCGGTCAATTAAATGACTTAGCCGAAGATAAAAGAAGTTGGCAGGAAATAGACGATGCGGTAATGGAATACCAAAAGCAATTTAAGTATTCGATTAAAGAAAGTACGGGCAAAAGAGTTTGTGATGGCTTTAATGAAAACGCATCAAAAGAAATAAAAGAGAACGCAAACAAAGCGGCGTTAAAACTCGTAATGAGTTTTAAGCCGATGATTAAGAAATATATATCGCTCTTTAAAACAGGTCAAATTAATTTCAACGACCAAGAGCAAAAAATCTTCGTTAGCTTATTCCTTGAATCGTCATTTATAAAAAAATGCTTATGGAATAAGAATATTAGCAAAGACATAAAAGACCAAATAACCGCCAAATTCAACTTCATATGCGAAGGATACGGCAAGCAGGATAAAGAAAATATCGAAGCAGATTTAAGCGAAATGGTATTATATCTCGCTCAAAGGTATAATAACGTAGGCAAAAACTTCTGCACGTTCTTATATCATTCTTTTAATTATACGGTAGCTAGAAAGATAGTAAAGCCGTATCAAAAGGAAATACTGAATTTTCATTATAAGAAAATGCCTTATGAAGAATTTGCTTTATCCAATGCTACATATGACACCGTTTACGAAGATGAAGTATATGAAGATGAAAATGGCGTACCCGATTTAAGTTGGGTAAAAGGCGATACCTGCTCTGATATTTTTTCAATGTTTACGCCAGAGGAAAGAAATATTTTATCTAAGTATTATCTTGCAGGTTGGAATGATTCGCAAATTGCTGAATCAATAGGTATGCACATCAATACGGTAAACACCAAAAGAAGAAAATGCTTAGAAAAATTAGCTGCCAAAAAAGGCATTGACGTATCAACGATTAAACGTAATAGAAGAAGCGGCAAAAAAGCTATTGGCATAAATTAAATAGACCTGTCAGTGAAATCCATTCGATAGAATAAAAAATCGAGTGGATTTTTTGTTTTTGATAGCTAGGTATAATCAAAATTTTTCTAACGATAGATATTCTGTATTTGACTTTTTGACTTTTTTAAACTAAAATGGTATCATATTAAGTTTTAGGGGGAAATTGAATATGTGGCAACAACAGGAATTTGATAAAGGCAAATTACGAGAGTATTATACCGCCTTAAACAATGACGCTTTCGCAGCTTGTTTAGCTTATAATACTGGAATATCGCCAGATACGGTAAAGATGCTTGCTAAATATCCATTTGATTATATGAGGACTAAGTTTAAGTTCATAAACAACGCTGAATATTGCGGCAAGCATATTCTTGAACATATACAGAATGGCAGCAATATAGCGATATTCAGCGACTATGACGTAGACGGACTTACATCTGGCTATGTAATGTACAAAGCAGTGCAGACGGTTATTGAAAAATATAAGTCTAATTCAAAGCTGATGATTCATTATCCAGAGCGAAAAGACGGATATGGCTTGAATATGGATTTTTGTAAAAAGATGGCTGAAAATAAATGCGGTCTTGTTATAACTACTGACAACGGAATAACCCAGTATGAGGAAGTCGATTATTTAGCAAAGCATAATATAGATGTGGTAATAACCGACCACCACGAACCTGACTTATCACAGAAATTAAATACGCCTTATATATGTAACCCATGCTACAATGACTTAGAAAGGTCTTATTTAGCAGGAGTAGGGGTAGCATACCATGTAGGCACGGCTTTATTAAAAGAAGCTAAGATAAATGATTATTTAGAAATGAACGGCATAATAATAGCTCTAATGTTAGGCACTATTGCCGACATGATGCCTATATACGGTATTGAAGAAAATATTGCTTATATCTTAATGGGTTTAAGTACGCTTAACAATAATAAGAAATACAGCAAATTAGATAATCAGTTTTTACGGCTGCTAAAGCAATATAAGAAATCGAATAGAAGTATTTATTATTCTGATATAGCGTTTACTATTGCTCCGTTATTAAATGCGGCAGGCAGGTTAGGCTATTGCGGTAAAGCCGCAGCTTGCTTTTATCTCAAAGAAAGATTAGATATAGAAAAAGGCATATTATTCTTAGATAAATGCAACGAATATAGAAAGTCTATGACTAATAAAGTAGCTGAAATAGCTATTAAAGATATAGAAAAGCAAATGAATAATAACGAAAACCTTCTAGTAGCAGCCTTTGACGCTACGCAATATCCAAAAGGTTTGCATGGCTTAATAGCTAATAAGCTATTGGAACACTTTAGCACTCCTGCGATAGTATACAGCAATTATGACGGCATATTGTCTGGCTCATGCAGAAGTTTAGCCATATTCGATATAAGAAATAATATGCTTGAATTTGCTTATAATACGCAGAAAGAAATAGGCGTAGCAGGTCATTCACAAGCCTGCGCCTTAAATATTAAACAAAATGATTTACAATCGCTCTTAGTCTATTTATCAGCTAAATATCGTGAAGCATTAGAAAGTGTAACGGTAGGCGAAGAAATAGCAAATGAATATGTTTGTACGATTAGTTCATTTACTTATTTAAGCCATGTCTTATTTCTTTTAAGGACGCTCGTTCCTAATTCAAAAGATATTAACACTGTATTCCGTTCAAAATGCAAAATAACTGATTTTTCAGCAACGAAAAAGAATATAGCAAATTATTGGGTAACCTTTTCCGCCGAAGATGGCAGCCATATAAAAATCTGGTTTAAGAATTTTATAGACTATATCACCACTTATAATTTAAAGAAAGACAGCATTGTAGACATATACTATAATGTAGAACAGAGTTTCTTAGAAAAAGACGGCGAATCGCCTACTTTAAAAATACTTGATATGAACATGGCAAATCAATAAAAAGAAAGGCAGGTTTTGAATAATGTCAAAAGAAGAAAAGAATTTTGTACATCTTCATGTACATACCATATATTCTTTATTGGACGGTGCTTGCCGTTTAGATGAACTTATAAACAGGGCGAAAGAATTTAATATGAAAGCTATTGCGATAACAGACCACAATCATTTGGGCGGCACATATGCTTTCCAAACACAATGCAAATTAAATGATATTAAGCCTATACTCGGCGTAGAGATGTATTATACTCCAGACACTAATATTATGGCACTATCGGCGGAAGAACGCCATAAAATAGCTTATAATGACTATCGTAATGACAGCCTTAATCTTGACTTAAATCTGCCAGAGATAACGGATAATAAATCATTTAAAGATATATACAAGAAATATAAAAAAGAAATAGAACCTTATGAATATTGCATGACGCAATATCACATTTTATTTCTGGCTATTAATCAAACTGGTTGGAATAATCTCGTTAAACTTCAAAGTGAAGCCGCTTTAAAATGCTTATATAACGGCAGATTTGTATGCGATTTAGAAATGATTAAAAAGTATAGTGAAGGCATTATATGTACAGCGGCTTGTATAGGCAGTTATTTTTCACATTTGATAGCCGACAATAAAAAAGATGAAGCTGAAAAAGCAATTCTCGCTTTTAAAGAAGTGTTTGGCGACAGGTTCTATTTAGAAATTCAGCCGTTATGTTTAGACAGGCAATATGCAACTAATTTATTTTATATGAAAATGTCTAAAAAGCACGACATAAAAACAATAGCTACTAATGACGTACACTATTTAAAAGAAAGCGACCATGACGACCATGATTCTTTATTATGCGTAAATACAGTATTGAAAACTTTATAGTTAACTATAATAAAACCATAAAATTATAGAGTTTTCGGCTGGGTACGTTCGGAAACGAGCGTAGCACACAAATTGAATTGCAGGTAATACCTAAAGCCTTACACCACAGTAGTGGAGAAATCACGCTACGATGGTACGAAAGTAGAAACAACGTAAGGATGGTTACAAGGTTAAATCCTAAATAACCGATAACAATGGTTGTTCATGCAGGTAAACTCCTAAACCGCAAGGCACGGAGAAACTTCAACGACTATCCAGAGATGGAGTACACTACAAGCTTATGGTAGTGGAAGCGGTTTGCCCCTAACTCGTAATGGTGAGGGTGAAGAAATAGTCTTTGCACGTCTCGAAAGAGAGTGGCTATTAGCGCGAGCGAAATAGCGTTATAGAAGTTGCGTTCTATAGTAAAAGATATAAACTTTATAATTATTTATAAATACTCAAAATAACTCTTGACATATTACAATGTTTATGTTGTAATTAGTACAAGAGGTGATAAAGCATGGAAATTAGAAAATATTCCATAGGACAATTTGCTAAATTAATAAATCGTACAGAACAAACTTTAAGAAATTGGGATAAAAGTGGTAAACTAAAACCTGCGTATGTGGATGAGGTGACAGGTTATCGCTATTATACCGATGAACAACTTAAAATTTATAATGGTGAGAAAGTAAAATCTAAGCAGACAATAGGCTACTGTAGAGTGTCTAGTCAAAAGCAAAAAGAAGCTTTAGATAGGCAAATTGAAAACGTCAAGATGTATATGTATGCTAAAGGCTATCAGTTTTCAATAATCTCGGATATAGGTAGCGGAATTAATTATCAAAATAAAGGCTTGAACAAGCTTATGAGTATGGTTTTAAATGAGGAAGTTTCTAAAATCATAATTCTATATAAGGATAGATTGGTTAGATTTGGATACGAATTAATAGAAAATATTTGTATGTCTAAGAGTGTTGAGATTGAAATAATTGATAGCACCGAAAGAAGTGACGAAGAAGAAATTGTCGAAGATTTAATCCAAATAATAACTATATTCAGTTGTAGATTACAAGGAAAAAGAGCTAATAAAACCAAAAAGATAATTAAGGAGTTGTCTGAAGATGATTAAAGGCATAAAAGTCAAACTCTATCCAACGAAAGAGCAAGAGACTTTAATGTGGAAATCAGCAGGTGTTATGCGATTTGCGTACAACTGGGCGTTAAGATTTTCCGAAACTTATTATAAACTATACGGAAAATCTGTAAGCATTGGTGCTATGCGAAAGCACTTCACTAAGATTAGGAACTCTAACAAATACCCATGGCTTAAAGAAGTCTCATCAGAGATACCACAACAAGCTATAAAAGACTTTGACAATGCTAGAAGTAAGTTCTTCAAGAAAGCTGCTAAGTATCCTAGACATAAGTCAAAGAAGAAAAGCACTATATCTTTCTATCACTTACCAACTAAGTTCAAGGTTACGGATAGTCAAATACAACTTGAGAAGATTGGTGTAGTCAAGATAAGTGACGAAAATAGGCTGCCTAAAGGCAATTACAAGAAAGATAAAATATCAGTATACAATCCAAGAATAAAATTTAATGGGCGATACTGGTATTTGTCTTTAGGTATTGAGTATGAAAACCAACCTTTAGAACTGTATGAGAACTTATCTGTAGGAATTGACTTAGGCATCAAGGAACTTGCGACTGTTAGCAATTTCGACAGTCCTTTTGGAAATATCAACAAAACTCAAAAGATTAGAAAGTTGAAAAAGAGACTTAGAAGATTGCAACGTCAAGTTTCGAGGAAGTATGAGAAGAACCGCCAAGGTAATAGGTATGTTAAGACTCAAAACATCTTAAAACTAGAGCGAATAATCAAGCTTATACACGAAAAGTTGAAGAACATCCGCCTAGACTATAACCACCAAGTAACTAATTTGATTGCGAAAACCAAGCCATCGAGAATAGTTATGGAAGACTTAAACGTCACAGGTATGTTGAAAAACAAGCATCTTTCAAAAGCCATAGCAGAACAGGGATTCTATCAGTTCATTAGCTTTATGAAGTACAAGTCCGAAAAGTACGGAATTAGGTTCATTCAGGCTGATAGGTTCTATCCGTCAAGCAAGATGTGTTCCTGTTGTGAAAACATCAAGAAAGATTTAAAACTCAAGGATAGAACGTATCACTGTGATGTGTGTGGTTTCACTTTGGATAGAGATAAGAACGCTAGTATTAATTTAGCAAACTATCAATTAGCATAGAGTCAATATCAAGATTATGCTAATATGTAGGTGTTGATAACGCCGAATTTACGCCTTTGGAGTGTCATACAAACGTAAGTAGATTGTAGCAATACAATCCAAAACGGACACGTTGAACAAGGAAACAAGCTTATAATTTTTTGAGCGTTTATAAATAATTATAAAGTTTATATATCAGGACAATTTAAAAGCGATAACGATAGAATGAAATACTCGAATGATTTTTGGCTAAGAAATAGAGCTGAAATGATATATTATTTTAATCAGCAATTAAATGAAATGGATTGCGACAGAAAAGAATATACAAAGTTTTATCTTAATAGCTTAGATACAACGAACGAATTAGCAGAAAGAATATCTGACGACATAAAAATAGGCAGTGAAAAAACATTATTGCCGCAAATAGCGTCCAATGGAGTATCAGCGTCAGACATACTTACTATAAAAGCATATCAAGGATTGTACGCATACTATAAAAAGCACCCAGAAATAAATATAGTAAAGTATCAGCAAAGAATAGATTACGAATTAGAAGTAATTAACTCTAAAGGCTTTGCTGATTATATGCTCATAGTGCAGGATTACGTCCAATGGTGCAAAAAAAACGACATAGTAGTAGGTCCGGGCAGAGGCAGCGCGGGCGGCTCTGTCGTATTATTTTTAATCGGAGTAACGAGTAACATTAACCCGATAGAGCATAATTTAATGTTTTCACGCTTTTTAACCAAAGACAGGACAGGTTATCCAGATATTGATTTAGACTTTGACTACTTTAACCGTCATAGAGTAATTGAATACTTTGAAGAAAAATACGGCAAAGAAAACGTATCGCATATTGGAGCATGGTCTGCTTTAGGTGTAGCGTCTGGCATTAAAGATTTTGCTAAAGTATTAGGCGTAAGCTATGTAGAAAGCAATAATTTAACAAAAGCGTTAAGCGATATTCCGATAGATTTAGAAAAGTCTACTTTTAAGGATTATGACGATTTAAAAGAAACAGCCCCAGAAATATATAAAACATTTGAGGAGTTAGAAAATAAATATAAAGAAGTATTTAGATTAGCCAGAAAGTTTGAAGGCTGTATGCGCCATCTTGGAGTACACGCATCAGGTGTGCTTATAACTCCATGTCCTATATCTGATGTAGTGCCTTTAAGAAAAGATAAAAAAACAGGAACTATTATAACGCTATATACAGGCGTTGAAGTAGAGGAACTCGGCTTAGTAAAATTCGATATATTAGGCTTAAAAACGTTATCTGTAATAAATATGACGCTTAAATCAATAGGAGAGGATAAGGATTTTGAATGGCTTTATAAATCCGTTGATATGAAAGACGAAGAAATATTTAAAATGCTTACTGACAAAGAAAGCGATGGAATATTTCAGATGGAATCGGAAAAGACGTTTAAGCCTAATCTCGGTATGCTAAAGCCAACTTGTTTTGATGATTTGGTAGCCTTAACAGCATTACTTCGTCCGGGTCCTCTGTCAGCAGGCTTTCATACTATGTATATAAAAAGAAAGCACGGCAATGAAAAAATAGAATATCCTATACGCGGCTGTGAAGAAGTATTGAACAGCACATACGGAATTATTATATACCAAGAACAAATAATGCTTATATCTAAAATAGTTTCTGGATTTGACGATGGACAGGCTGATTCTCTTACGCGAAAAATAGTAGCTAAAAAGAAAGTCGATAAAATGGAAATGCTAAGACGCTGCCATTTATACGGCAAAATAAATAAAGAAGGACCAGATGGTTGGGAAAATGATACTAATGCTCCTTGGTATGACTACGATAAATTAACTGGAAAACCGCATTACGGAAATGAAATTAAAGGTGCTATTAAAAACGGCTATACAGAAGAAGAATTTATGAAGTATTGGAATTATATGCTCGGTTTTGCTGCATACGCTTTTAATAAAAGCCATAGTGCGTCATACACATATATAACAATGCTTACAGCATGGCTTAAAGTACATTATCCTGTTGAATTTTTCGCAGCATTATTATCCGTTGAAGAAAATAAAGAAAAACGCGGCAAGTATGTAAAAGTAGCAAAAAGATTCGGCATTAATATAAAATGCCCTAATATAAGCATATCTAAAAATAACTTTACACCTTCTCCTAAAACAAGAGAGATTTTATATGGCTTATCCAGTGTAGCAGGCGTTAAAGCCGCTACTATTGAAATTATGAAAAATGCTCCGTATTCTTCTTTAGAAGATGCCTTTAACAGAATACCGAAAAAATCTTTTAATAAAACAGTAGCAACAAATTTAATAAAGGCAGGCGCATTTGATTCATTTAACAGCAATAGATACGCATTATTGAATGAATTATACGATTTAAGAAAAGAAAAGAAAATAGAAAAATTCGATGTCAATAAATACGATAAAGACGTATGTATAGCTATGGAAGATGAAGCATTAAGCACTTATATTACTTATAAGCCTATACACGTTATTTACGAAGAAAAATGGGAGGCTTTAAAGAGCGGCGGTTTCTTCGGAGAAGAAGTTACTTTTAAAGGCATTAAGAACTATATAGACAAAAATAATAATCCTATGCTTTTTGTCTTGTTAAATTGGAATGGCTGCTTTATAGAAGGAGTTGTATTCGCGTCAACGTATGCTAGTATTGCTGATAAAGAAAAAATCTTTAAAATAGGCAATAAAGTAATGGTGCGCGGCATGAAAGACAAAGACGGCAAAAATAGCTTAATATGCAACAAATTCCTGCCACTGAATAACGCTAAAGACAATAAGCAAATAACGTATACTAAGCCAGTATCCTTAGACTAAATTTTCACAGATATAGCATAGTAACAACAAAAAAGCACCGTAATGTTAAGGTATGAGCGTGGATAAGAAAAAGTCTGCGCAGTAATTAGTTTTTGATAAGCGTTTTTTGCAGTAAAATCAATAACGAAAAATATTTTAACGGGCAGGTGCTTTTTTCTTATGTTAAAAGAAAAAGTGTACGATTTTGTAAAAGGTTTAATATATGAAAATGATGAGCCTTCACTTACTCGCGTTATTGCTATTGTAAGTGAAGCGGTATTTTTGGGCGTAGTTATTTATCTTGTTGTTACTGGTTTATCTTGGTCGCATTTTGATACTCTTGCTTATGTTGCAGGCGGCGGTGGTTTAGGCACGCAGGTGACGAATAAATTTATTAACAGTAAATTTAATTCCGCAAGCGGCAGCTATGAACAGCATACCACTACAAATACCAAATAGAAAAATAAATTAAAGAAAGCAACACCTCACTATGAATATAAGAGAGCTAATAGAAGCGAGCATTTTAACATTTAACTCTTTTAAGGAAATGTGTTTAATCAAAGCGATAATGGCTGCTATATGGGCATTAGCCATCAGCGACCACGCCATCGCTTTGTACATATTTGCCTATCTTGTCTTTATTGATTTAGTCGTAAAGATGATAGCATTATCACATAAGAATTTAGAAGATAAACATAAAAACAGTGATTTCATCAACAGCATTATGAATATCAGTGAAGCACATAAAGATAGATATATTAATTCAAGCGTAATGAAGCATAGATTCAGCGGAAAGATTTTAGCTTATATTTTCATTATTATGTCAGCGGGCGGCACTGATATGATATTAATGAGTTATAATTTCCCTGCCACGTTGCTTTATATAATTCCTCCATATCTGGCTTTTACTGAATTAGTTAGCATACTGGAGAATTTACAAGAAGCAGAAGCAGATTTTGCGTCCAATATTTTGAACTTTATGAACAGCAAAAAGAAATTAATATCCGATTTTATTTTCGACAGATTTCGTAAATTTTAGATAAACACAAATAAAAAAAAGAGAGAAAGAGGTTTTTAAGTAATATGAGAGTATGTATAAACGCAGGTCATTGTCCGGGGATTGATTCTGGTGCAGTAGGTCAGTATTCTACCGAAGCTGATATTGTTAAGCAGGTAGGCGGCATTGTCGTACAGGATTTAATTAATGCGGGCGTTGAAGCTATTTTAGTCCAAGACGACAGTTTAGCTTATGTATGTAATACGAGCGATAGTTTTAACGCTGATTTCTTCGTATCTATTCACTGTAATGCGGCTGAAAATCAGTCGGCAAGAGGTGCGGAAACTTGGTATTACTATTCAAGTAATGCAGGCAGGGCATTAGGCTCTTGTATACAGAACCAGATTGTTGAAACATTCGGTTTAATCGACCGCGGCATGAAGTCGTCTACTAGCTTATATGTATTGAAAAATACTGATGCGCCTGCTTGCTTAGTAGAACTTGGCTTTATTTCTAATCCAGACGAAGAAAATTTCTTAAATAACAATATCGAAGGTCTGGCTCATGCAGTAGCGCGCGGTATTACGGACGCTATGCAGTAATCGAAAAATAAAATATAATTTTAAATAAATTCGCAGCCGACACTTTTTTAAATGTCGGCTGTATTTATAAAAAGCAGGTGAAATTTTTTGGATAAATTGAATATAACGATAAGCACAGACGCAAAAGAACGCGCTAAAAATATTTTTAAGTACATGTTTATCATAATCGCCATTCTTTGCATGATATATACAGCATTTAGTTTAGCAGCTTATTTTAATAAAGACAGCGAACAAGACCACATAAACGATAAAACAGACGAAAATTACTCAATTACAGAACCGCTAACGATAAAAGGTAATGAAACAGCAACAGCAGAAACGAAAACACAAATAGTATACGTCCCAAAAGAAACAGTAGTCGAAAAATTTATTGCAGTTAGCAGCAGCACGGGAGAAGCTACTGAACAAGAACGAGAAATAAAAGAAAAAACGGACGAAGAAATAAACATAGCTAAAACGGACTTTACGATAAAAGTAAACGGAGAAGAACAGACATTTACTAAAACAGACGATGAAAACTATGTTTTTGAAAATAATAAGCTAGTATTGGAACAAACGAGCAAAGTAGACTTAGACGTAAAAATAGAGCCAATTAAAATAGACAACACTAAGCACTACGGACTTGGAGTAGGGATAACGGACGAGAAAAAGCCTGCTGCTATTTTAACAGCACCAACAAAAAACAAATATATAGATGTATGGGCATATGGAGATAAAGACAGACAAGCAACAGGAATAATGTTCAGATTCTAGGCGAAGAACAAAAAGGATAAAAAATAAGCAGGTAAAAGGAATTAAATCCTTTTACCTGCTTATTTTTTAAATTATAAAATTGCTAAAATATCTCTTTCGGAAATCATTAGATACTTTTCTTTATTCTCTATAATTTCCGAGCCTGCGAACTTAAGAAAAATAATCTCATCGCCAACCTTGACTTCGAGCGGCATCAGCGTTCCGTTGTTCAGTATCCTGCCATCGCCAACAGCTACGACAGTACCAGTTTGCGGCTTTCCTGCTGCTGATTCTGGAATATATATACCGCTATTAGTTTTAGTTTGCGTTTCTGGTAGTCTAATCAAAACATTATCATATAATGGCTTCATTATCACTTAAACCTTCCTCTGGAAGTAAAATTTCTGTATGCTTTATGTCTACGCCTAATTCTTTTAATTCGGCGTATATTCTATTAAAATCGCTATTTAATTCTGATTCCGTAGCAACGCCTGCCAGAATTAAATCCACGTTCTTATAAAGCCTATACATTAACTTATCAATTCGTTCTTCTTTTTCTTTTTCCGATTTCATTTAAAATCTCTTTTCTTACGGCATTTTTTATTTAAAAATAACTTCCGTTGAAGTTCCCCACGATGCTAAAGCATCGGGGATTCTTACGAAGTATGATATTACCTGTTGTCAGGCAATCCTTATTCGTAACGGACTCTCCAAAAGCCCCCTAGACAGTTCCTCACGAGTGAAGTCCTGCTTACCTTTTCTAAGAATGTTGTATGCACCATTTACATCAGCATTTATAAACCTGCCGTCTTTAGTCTGATACAGACCTCTTTTTATGCGTCTGCCGCTGAAAGATTTTGTATATGGCTGTTCAGCTTTATACTCAGGCAACTCGTCATTATCTAAAAAACTGCTTTTACTCGTATAACTTTCCTCAACTTCTAAGTAGTTTATACTGTATTTCCAACACAGAAATTCTAGCTGCTGTCTTAATTTCCCCGTTGGAAGCTGTACAAAATTCTGATTGTTAGATTTGCCTAAGTTTACAGAACGCTTAAAGTCTTTGTTGTATCCTACAATAAGAATACCTATCTGATATTCCAAACACTGATTAATGATGTATCTTGCAGTCTTTTTAATGTAATCATTTGCCTGATTATTTCGCTTAAAAGTCAATCTCTGCAATCTGCGTGTTGTTATTTTAGATGTCTTGTACTGTTTCATAGCAATAGCTTTATAGTAAGCTGTCTGTTTGTTCCAATACTGGTTGATTGATTTAATCTTACGACCATCTATTATAAATGGTGTCCTTACATTTGAAACACAAGTGGCAAGATTTTCTACGCCTATATCTATTGCCATTACTTTGTCTGTGTCTAAAGGCTGTAATCTTTGTTTTACCGTATAGACATACTGAACCTTGAAATATTTACCGTCATTTACAGGTAAAATGCGTATCTCCTTAATAACTTTACCGACTAATCTATTCGGGAACGGTATCTTTATATCACTATGGAAGTCTTTAAGTTTACGGTATTCCCTGCTCATAGGGGTCTTGAGAAATCCGTCTTTTATACTAATGGCATTTGTAGACAGTATAAGATTAAACAGATCGTCTTTCTTACGATAGTAGGGCATCTTTACATCATTGTATCTATACTCACCTTGTCTACACTTTTTAAGCAAATTGAAAAATGACTTAAAACTCCTGTCTACAACTTTAAGTGTCTGCTGTGATACGCCTGCCTGTAATAGACTGTAATTTTCATTGTCCTTACACTCGTGATAATTGCTTTCGTAGGTTAGAAATTTATTCTGAGTAAAGAAATACTGTCTGATATTGTACAAAGCAACATTATACAGATTATTAGAATACTGGCATAATTCCCTTAATATCTGATACTGTTCTTTAGTCAGACCTCGAATCACATTACTCTGTACTGCATATTCCATAAGATTATTACCTCCTTTCTTCAATAATTACTATATAGTAATTACATACCAAAGTTAAAAAGAATTACAACTACTTGTCGCCAACTTAGATTGGCTCTTTACAGACAGCCATTCGTTCTCTATGCTAAAGCATAGGTTTTTTCTGGCTTAATCATTATGAAGAAAAGCCTGCACATAAGACCAATGGCAATCTCTATGCAGGCTTTTCAGTGGAGGTTTACTTGTGAAGTAAAATTTTAGGAGGCTTTTTTTAGAGGAGAAAATATAGGAAACTATGTCGAGATAATCTCGACTAAAAAATAAGGAGTGTGTTGAAAATGTTGAAGAAAATTGGGAAATTTCTTTCTACGATTCTTATTATACCATATATTATAATTATGTCAATAATAAATTTTAATAATTTTTATTTATTTTTAAAAAAATAGCAGGTGAAACACCTGCTAAAAATTAAGATTATTTTATAAAAAAATCGCAAGGGATTTTGATTTTATTATAGTTTATTTAACAAAAGAACGCAAATTATTCTTTTTTAACATAGCTTATTTTTTCGCCTTTGTAAATCTTATTTACAAAAGTTTCAACTTGGGTTAATGTCATTTGTCTTAATGCCTTTTTGCACATTTTTTTGCCGTCATTTTCTATTTTTTCAATAACGCTGTCGTCAATATTAAGCAGCTTCATTACTTCTTTAATAGACATAGATGTTATAAACTGTTTATTAGACATATCAAGTGCAAATGATGGGTCTATTGGTCCGTTATAGTGTACAATCTCATTACCTTCTGCATCTTCTTCATAGTCGCCAGAATCTTGCGAACCTACAAATATTTGTTCTAAAATTTCATATGTCGTATAAGCATCGAAATAATGCTTACACAATAATTGTTTTTCTTCATCGGTCATTTACGTTACCTCTTTCTTTTTTATTTTTATTATACGTCTGAAAAGCTGTTGATGCCAAGTATTTTGTCAATAGTTATATACTTAGTGCCTATTTTGTCAATAATGGCACAATAATGCGGCTTGCCACTATCGTAATTGCGCACGTTAGCTATATAGATTTTGTCACCAACCTTTAATTCTTTTGCTGTCAAAGGTTTTATCTCTGTACGATTCATTATAATATCTCCTTCTTATTTTTTAGATTTGCTATTATTTTTATCAGCTTGTCTACTGCTGTGTCCTTCACATTATTGATTATATTATGACTGGCGCACTGAAAGATTTTATTCGTTTTTAACGATGTATCGCTTTTGGTATTAACCAAGGCATCTTTTGAAAAGCACGAAAATATTTCATCTATAATTTTCTCATTATTAGGCAGCTCCATCTTTTTAATGTCAGCTAACACTCGATTCTTTTTATTGTCGAGTTCGTCAAAATATAAGTAATCTTCCTTATCTCTATACATTTGCCATATCTTTCGTGATAGACCGAAACTGTTGGTATCTAAGCCGTCTTTTAGAAACAGTAAATCATTATCCGTAGCGATAAGTCCTCTTTTTATCTCTTTAATAGAAGTATATTCTTCTTCGCCAGTTACTCTTGAACGAATATATACTTTATCGCCAATCTTTAAGTCTTTAGCTTTCAATCTCTTTTTCATTTTGACTATTCTCCTTTTGCTTTGACTAATTCATATTCATTTATTTGTTTGTCAGAGAGCGGCTTTTCGTATTTTATAAGTCCCCATGCTTCACGACCTATCTCGTCAACGTATTTTCGATTATTGAAATTTTCGATAGCGATAACTCTATTATCCGTTGATTTTGGGAACGTACCGATAGAAATTGGTCTTTGTGTACTAAAATATTTATACATAATTAATTAAATCTCCTTTATTTTTTATATTTTAATTGCTTACTCGCTAAACATTACTGGTATAGCATTATCAAAACGTTTTTGCATATTATCAATGCTTTGAGCGTATTTTGACGTTATTTTCGGGTCAGTGTGTCCCATTTTGCTTTGTACAAGTCTTAGGTCTTTAGTAGCAGCGTAAAGAAGGACAGCGAATGTATGCCTAAATAAGTGGCATGATATGCCTTTCTGTTTTAGACCTGCTTTTAAAAGCAAATCTTTAGTTATGCTGCTGATTCCATCAAGAGTTATTCTTTTAAATTTAGCGTGATTAGACATACATATGAAGCACGGTGTACCTACATCGTCTTTATATTGTTTAGATATTGGTATTTCAGCGTCCAATTCTTCTTTATATTGCTCTAATTGGCTAAACGTATCGTTACTAGGATAGATATATCTGTTATGCCCTTTGCCTTTAATCAGTATGATTTTATTTTCGTAGTCAATATCCTCCCATGACATTAGCCTTACTTCTTTGCGGCGCAGACCTTCTTTACCCATCATAGCAATCATAGCCGAAATTCTTCTATAATATAATGCACCTCTGTCTTTAGGTATGCAGTCAATAACGTGCTGTAATTGCTGTATGGTTAAAAAGCGTATTTTCTTTTCATCGTCATAGACTATTTTGCCATGCACATCTTCGGCTATATTTTCGTTAATTACTTTTAACTTCTTGGCTACAAAATAGAACTTTTTAATAGCCGCTATTTTAGCGTTAATAGATGCTTGTTTATAGCCGCGCTGATACAATAAAGAGCGGTACTGAATAATATAGGCTTCTTTTAAATTGAATGGGTTCTTTTTGATGGCAACGCACCATCTTAAAAATTGGTCTATATTTATAAAGTATTTTCTTAGCGTTTCCATGCTTGCTTGTCCATCAGCCGTATATTGCCACAAAAAATCTTTATAGTGCTGCAAGAAAAATTCTGGCGATACATCTTCTACGTCATAAAAAATTGGCGTAGATAAAATCTCTATTTGATTATCGCTATTAAATTTGAATAATTCCTTATCAGATATTCTTCTCGTCATAATATATTCAGCACCGCCCAAAAATCAATATGCTTTTATTATAGCATACTTTTTAGATATATGATTACATACCTCTTATTTTTTAGTTAATTTCTATTACAGGTAATTCATGTTACCTTGAATAGAAAAATCCACACCTCACTCTCTGAATATTTTTCAATCTTTATTAGCCGATTTCTCGGAATAATCTAAATCTCGCATATAATCACAAAAGACAATCAATTCCCAACGTAGGTAATGTTCAAAATATTTAGTTATTGATTTCTGTGAAAAAGGAACGGTATCATTTTATATATGCGGATTAGGAACGCTATCGCCTGTGGATAATATAAAAGCGTTCCCAAAACGCATAAATCAGACTTAAAATAGCCGCTTTTCTGCGGATTAGGAACGTTTTTTATTTATAATATCTGTGAAAATGAAACGGCATACCATATATCTGATGTTTTGAAACGCCTATTTCTGCGTAAAAGGAACGCTTTACTTTTAATAATTTCTAGTATATCCTAAAAGAGTTGAAAATATACTTTATTTATCCACAATCTATTAACAATCGTACCGCGTTATCAACAGATTTGTGTGGATAATGCAGCTTTTCTGCGGATTGGGAACAGCCGTGCTTGCGATACAGCTTTAATAGCGTTCCTTTTTCACAGATATTGCGGCATATTTTTGCCGTTATAAACACTTAGCGTTCCTTTTCGACAGATATAAACAAGCTGCGAAGGCTTGATATTGCTTATTTCTGCGTAAAAGGAACGTTTGCATATTATATAATAAATATAATTATTATAAAACTATATAATAGGAAAATACTCCATGCTTGCTAAAAAGTCAAGGGTAATCTATAATAATTAGTGTATGCGTAAGGTACAAAATTTATTCCTGCTGAAAGGGTTTTAGATATGGCTGGCGAATTGCAAATAATCAATAAAGGCTTCGATAATAAAATAGCCAAGTATGACATAAAAGATTTAGTCATTAAGGACGGCGATGTTCTTCAATGGATATTTAAAGATACGTTAGACCGTTATCAGAAAGACCTATATAATTATTGCATATCACTTATTAAGCCTACGGACGACCCTTCTAAGGCGTTTTCCGCATTATTTGATGTATCTGGATTCTGTAAAAAGCATAATATCAGTTCTTCAAGAACATATAAAAGGCACTTTTTTGACAGTATCGAAAAAATTATTAAAGAAAGCCCTCGTGTATGGGTAACTGATGAAAAATCTGGGAAAGGATTCTTCACTAATATCTTTCCCGAAATTGTATACGATAAGAAAAAAGGCATAGCAAAAGTTACTTTAAGCAACTATATATATGCCAGTTTTATAAAAAGAAAAATTAGCATAGGCAGCCTTAGATATACGCTCGATGATTTAACAGCGTTAAAAACATTCAATTCTACTATTTTAATAGACTGTATTTTAGGGAATCACGTCAATAATAAAATGAATGAAGATGGATACTATGTTTCAGTTCAGACAATAGAGGAATTAGCTAAGATGTTTAATTTTAATTTGACAGCTAAAAATGCTACTGCTGATTTTAAAAGGAATGTTATATCCACGGCTATTAAAGACCTAAATTCAAATAGCAGCATAGAGATAACTAAAAACTCTCCAATAACGATTAAGAACGGTCGCAAAATTATTGCATACGAATTTCATTATAAATTCAAAGAGAATAAGCTGTCTCCTGTTATCTTACAGGACGACCCCCAGCTTAAATTGTTCTCTGACAGCATGATAAGCGGCACTATTAAATCATTATCTCAATTCGTTGATAAAAGCATTAGCGATTCGGATATTGGCGTTCATAAAATACCTGATAAAGAGATTACCTTACAGGAGTTTAAAAGAGAATATAATATCATCGGCAAAGGCTGGCAAAGATTGGTAAATAGCGATAAAGTATACTTGTTTAAATTGTATGTTTACGTCAATATGCGCCATCAGCAGGAGATTATCAAAAACAGCGGTAAATTAGCCACTTCCACGGAATTGAGCAAATATATAAACTGGTGTACTTCGCATGAATCTACGGTTAAAATATCGCAACAGAATTTAACACATATGCTCTTAGATTTTAATATGAATATTCAAGCCGTAATCGGCGGCAAGAAATACGAAGGATTCCAGATAAAAACACCTTTTCAGTTAGAATATATGTGATGTCATTTCTGCGAAAAAGGAACGGTATCAAAATATAAAAAGAACGTCCACTTCAATAAGTAGACGTTCTTTTTTGTTAGTCAATCTTCATAATAAAGTATTCTGGTATGTCTGCGTCAGTAATAACGTTATTTCCTCTGCATATTATTATTTTTATACACAGTCATTTTTACGCCTTCTTAATTAATCTTTTAAGCGGTCATAATCGCAGAATACATGATTACCGCCTACGATATGCTGACCATGACTCGGACCGCGACCACTTACTCTTGAACGTCCCATAACTTGTACGTTATCTTTTAGCGTAATATCTTCTATACTAGCAATATCGAAAACCTTCACATTGTTTAGCAGCTTTACTTTATAGAACAAATTTAAATCAACGGACGAAATATTAACATTGTCGGCTAATAAAACATCATCATAAATATCACCTTTTATGCAACTAATATTGACATTATTGCGAATTACTACGTTGTGGAATATACGTCCTTTATTTATTTTCACCTTGGCGTTATCCATTATGACTACGCTATCATAAATTTCAGCACCGCCGTCAACTACGGCATTATCGGCAATTCTTACTCCGTCGCTTGAACAATTATTATCCATAGTTTTTGAACCGTCTATCGTTATATCGCCCTTTACTATTGCGTTTCCAGACACAGTTGTTCTAGAGTAAATAGTTGCTCTTTCTGCTATAACTGCATTATCGCATATGCAGGTTCGCATTGTTCTCCCAAGACCTTTGCCTACTTCTTCGCCTAATATGAGAGCGTCATCGCGGACAACTGCATTGTCGAAAACATATACATCACCATCAATCCAACAATCATTAAATTGCGATAAATTATCTTCGTTTTCAACATAGCCGCCTAAGTCGCCTTTTTCAGCCCTCAAGCCGTTGTCTATATCTTTTAATGCTTTGATTCTATGCAATGTGCAGCCATTTATTTGTACTGTTTCGTCAGTCAATTCGTATTTCTTGTTAGATTCTTCTATTAAATGATAGTCATTATTAAGCATTAATCTTAATGTGCTGCCATCATTTATAAACATAGTCCCCTGTATTTTGATAATGCCGCGAATAGTATTCTTTAAGCAGCATACTCTAGCATCGCCGAATACTTCAACTTCATCTTCCAATACGCTATTGCCGTATACCAACCCGTTACCGTATACTGAACAGTTGTCTTTTATTGTGGCTGTTCCTGATACCGTCCCGCTTTCATAAATCCTAACATTTCCGCATACAGTAGCTTCACCAAGAACAGACGCATTGTCAGAAATTATTGCATTATCATATACTCTTGCTTGACGGCAAACAAAGCCATTGTCAATTACTTTTGCATTTCCGTATACCATACTGTCGCCGCCAACCCAACAATCTCCTTCTTGTGAGAGGCTGTCAGCTGATTTAATATAGCCGCCAATTTGTCCATACTCGATATTTTTAAAATTCTTTAGTGCTTTGATACGATAGACAATAGTGCCATCATCTAGTGTTTTATTGTCGTCTTTTAGAATTTCGTACTTCATGCCGTGAACCTCCTTTATTAGATTTATTTCTCAACAAAAATGCAAAAATCCTTGTTATTTTTTATCGAATAGGACTTTTAATTCTAAGCACTCATCATTACTAATATATTGTATTCTATAATCTTTCATACAACGCTCATCAATGGTATCGTGCAAAACAACCGCAATCATCTCAAAAATATATACACTGGTATCTAGTTTAACTGCGTATTCGCCTTTTTCCGTAACAATGTCTATTATTCTGCCGACGATTTTTCTAGAAAAATACCTATTTGCCATTGTTTTAGCTGATTTTGTTTTTCTTTTTGTACGTCCATTTTGCAATACCTCTCAATACTAATTTAGTTCGTCCACATAAATAACTATACAATCTTCCCATGGAATTTTGTCATATAGTTCATGCACTTTTTCTTTTGATTCCAAATCCTTGAAAGTAACCGTTGTCTTGAAAAATTTTCTTATACTATTATTTATCGGAAGTTTGACAGAATACTCCCACCTCTATAGGTGGGAGATGAATGTCAATAATATATTATAACATATATTTTACTAAAAATATAGAATTTTGATAAAATATATGTTATAAATATGTATATAGAGAAATTACTCTAAATCTTTAGAAAGGAGAAAAACTATGTACCTTACGGTAAAACAACAGGTAAAACATCTTTCAAAGGAAGATTATAAAACAATAAAGTATCTTTGTCATACAGCAAAGAATCTTGCTAATCAAGCAATCTATAATATAAGGCAATATTACTTCACTGAAAACAAATATCTTAATTATAAGAAAAATTACGCTCTTTTAAAAACATCTATAAATTATAGAATGCTTAATTCAAATATGGCACAACAGATATTAAAAGAAGTCGATGGTAGTTTTAAAGCATTTTTTGGATTACTAAAACTCGCCAAGAAAGGTAAGTATGCTTTTAAAGATTGTAAATTACCTAAATATCTTCCTAAAGATGGTCATACCACGCTTGTAATTGGTTTTGTAAGACTAAACGGCAATAAATTAATGTTGCCATTTTCAAACGCTTACAGGAAAAATCATAAAACTGTCGAAATAACGATTCCACCTATTTTGCTCGATAAAAAAGTAAAAGAAATTCGCATCATTCCAAAAGCAAATGCTAGGTTCTTTGAAATTCAGTATATCTATGAAGCTGAATGTATTCAAAGAAATCTTAATCATAATAAAGCACTGGCTCTTGACTTAGGAGTGAATAATCTTATAACCGCAGCATCGAGCGAAGGAAAAACATTTATCATTGACGGAAAAAGATTGAAATCCGTTAATCAGTGGTTTAATAAAGAAAATGCCCGTTTACAGAGTATAAAAGACAAACAGCATTACGGCAAAAAGACCACAAACAGGCAAAAGATTCTTGCTCGTAACCGAAATAATAAAGTAAATGATTATATGAGTAAGGTTGCCAGAAAGATAATTAATTATTGTATAGAAAACGATATAGGAACTCTTGTAGTTGGTTATAATGAAACTTTTCAAAGGAATTCTGCCATGGGAAAGATTAACAATCAAACTTTTGTAAACATTCCATATGGTAAGTTACATAAAAAGTTAGAATATTTATGTGAGCTGAATGACATCATTTGTATCAAGCAGGAAGAAAGTTATACCTCAAAAGCATCTTTTTGGGATAAAGACGAAATCCCTGTATACAATAATGATAATTCTAAAACTTATACATTCAGTGGAATGCGTATTTATCGTGGAATGTATAAATGTTCTAATGGAAAAACACTTAATGCTGATGTAAACGGGGCATTAAATATTTTAAGAAAAAGTAGCGTTGTAGATTTAAACATCTTATACGGTAGAGGCGAAGTGGACACGCCTGTAAGAATAAGGGTTGCTTAGTAATAGGTGGAAACTTAAATACCAAACTTCTTAAATAGGTGTATTAACATCTTAGAAGCCCCCACTTCTATAAGTGGGGGTAGTTCACATAATATTTTTCAACAACAAAAGATTCATGATTTTCAACGCTATTATCATAGTTTTCAGTGCGTAAATATTGACTGCCGTCTATTTCGATATATCGCTCACGGCATATGGCTTTAATTTCACCTTTTGCATCGTAGTGTATCGGATTAGTTCTTTGAAATGTGCTGCCATAGACAAATGCAAAATAGGCATGTCGCCGTTTTTAATCATGTTACCGAGCGTTGCGATAAGTTCACAAGTACTTTTCATTATATTTTTCACTCCTGTTTTATAATTTATTTTTTGTGAAATTTACTATACACAAAAACAAGCCCTCTTATATTATAATAAAAGGACTTGTGTTTGTATATATTTAGCTTGAAAAGCTGAAATCTTTTAATGACTTTTTACCGTTTTCGTCATATGCGCCAGCTAATTTAGCCCAAAATTCTGAACCAGTAGGGTTAATAACTTCGCCTTTTGCATTTTTAACTATGACAGTTAATATTGTTTTCTTGTTATATGTGCCGCTCTTAGCAATTACGCAGCCTTTTTTATAGTATTCAGAGTCATATGCTTTTTCACCTGTTTCATATGATTTAAGATTACAATAAGTTATTTCGTAATTGTCGAGTTTGTCTGATTTAATTTTGGCTGTTAAATATTTGCCTTTTAAACCGTCTTTATCTTCACCTTTTGTAATAGAGGCTGTTTCAGCCAATAATACTGATGTTCCTTCTGGCACTTGTATTGTAATACCGTCACTTACTAAAGTTACGCCAGAATTTTGATTCTGTACTCCGAATTTTTTAATATAGTAAGCCTTTTCAAAATCTGCGTTTTGAATAGGGAAACATGGACCGTCTGGGCTATCCATATTAGTTTTTTCATTAATTTTAGTTGCTAACGTATGGTAAGCATACACTATCTTAGGAAAATACTGTTTCGTTTCTGTCGGTATTTTATCCATGTAAGGATATAAGTCGCACCATGTAGTATCTGCTGTAATCGTAGGCTTGCTAGAACTTGTGCTGCTCGATGAAGAAGAATCTGTACTTTTTGCTTTCGCTTTTGTGCTTGAACTGCTATTATCATCGCCAGATTTTTCTAATGAATCAATAAAGTTTTTCGGTCCGTAATTATATCCGCTGCATATACAGCAAATATTGCTTACCCCTTGTTCGGAAGGTACTTGATTCATTAAGTAAGGAACGCCTTCTTGAATATTTTTAACGGCGTCATTATGGCATATGGTAACGTCTTGTGAGCCATTACTTGTATTTCTATAAGAAAAATAGTCTGGATTTAACTGCATTAACCCTGCCGAACCAGAACTGCCGTTATACGCTTCTGGATAACCGCCAGATTCAACGAGCATTAATGAAGCTATCAATACTGCGTCTGCGCCTATACTGGAGCAAGCTGATTCTAAATCTAATTGATAATTAAATGTAGCCATTTGTGCTAAGAAATCATCTATTTTATTTGTTACGCTTGTTTCATCAGGCAAGCCAGAAACTTTGTCGGCATTAGCTTTAAATTCTTCATAATTCTTTTCCATATAAGAAGAAGCTGAACCTTTAGTCAATGAGCAGCCTAATAAGCCATTACTGCCTAAATTGCTTGCACCGCATTGATAAGAAGCAAGTTTCGAGAGCGGTTTATCATCGCTGTTAATATCCTGTTTCCAATTAATTTGCGGTACTTGCTGTTCAACAGGAACGAGATTCCAATTCATTACTATACCAGTAGTTTTTGAATCAGAAGAATCGGAAGAAGAATCGGAAGAAGAAGAAGAAGAAGTGTCGCTGCTGTCTTTTTTGTCTTCGTCTTTTTTATCTGTTGATTCAGTATCTTTTTTTACTTCTGTCGTGTTAGAATCTTTTTTCTCATCAGACGAAGAAGTGTCGTCTTTCTTATCTTCTGTCGATGTGTCTTTAGTAGGAGTTTCAGTCTTTGTTGAAGTATCCTTGTTTTCTGTATCGCTCATTCTATTAAATCACCTTCTTGCTTATTTGTTTTCTGTATTAGAGGAAGAATTATCTTTTTTATCTTCTGTACTGCTGTTAGACGAGGATTCGTCTTTTTTATCAGCCGATTCAGTCTTATCTTTATCTTTTTCGGTATCTTTATTAGTATCATTGGTATCTTTTGTATCGTCAGTTTTTGCAGCGTCCTCTTTTTTAGTAGCGTCCGTTGCGTCAGCCGTCTTTTTATCATCGTCTGTCGTAGTTGTTGTATCAGTCTTTTTGCTTTCATCTTCTGCGGTAGTGTCTACCGTTGTTGAATCAGATGGCACATTAGCACCGTTATTGTTCGTATTATAGCTAAACGGTTTGTCTGTCGCAATTCTAATTTTGTTTCTTGTAGGGTCGAATTTAATATCTGTTAATTGCGTAACTTTTTTATCTATCTTTGTGAGTTTAGCGTATTCCTGCATATCTATATGACCTGTTTGGTCTATATCGAGTATAGCTGCTTGGTTTGCTCCTACTTCGTTTAAAATATCGTATGTTTGTCCTAAGAACGGCTCATAACGAGTGCATGACAAGCATTGGTCTATTTGCATTATTTGACCATCACCATTCATGTCATCGCGCTTACATCTAATGCACTTATATTTTTGATACCTGTCTTGACCGCCATAATATATGCAATTAATATTTAACCTTCTGCCTATGCCAAAGCAATACCGCATAACAGTAGCTAATATATTTTCTAATTTAACTATTCTTTTTTCTGTTGAATCTGCGGCATATAAAAATTGCTCTGCTAAAGTAACTGTATTGCCGTCTGGCTTACTAAAAGATATGCCGTCAACCTTTACTTTAGGCATATGCGTTTCTAATTCTTCTATTTTTAAATCTACTGGATAAGGGTCGCAGCAATTAAACGGAAGCCCCGATGAAGTCTTAAAAACTTTATATTGGTCTGCTGACGCATCGTATATTTTTTGACGGTCAGTTAATTTATCTTGGTCTACGAATCCAGATACGTCTAAACCAGTCAGTTTGCCGTTATTTTCAGCAGACACTATGTAATTCATGTCTGACGTTACGCCCGATGCCGAAGCTGTTGACTTACTAACGTCAACAGTACTTGCAGGTATATTTCCGGGGATACTCAATAAATCTGGATATATAGGTTCGCAATATGTTTTGCCGACAGGGTTTACTTCCATGCGAAGATTGCCTGTCTTTTTGATGCTTCTTAAATTAGCACCTGCGTTACCTGTTCCTCCGCCTGCGCTGGAGTAGGTTACAGACGCGGCAGAAGATTTAGCTACGCCTGCATTTGCTAATGCTTGTTCGGCTTCTTCTGTTCCTCCATCTGTACTATCTCTTTTGCCATCATCATTCCAGTTTACAGGAGTACCGTCTGGCACTAAACCATTACGGACATCTACATGAACGCCCCACTCATAACCGTCTGCGCCAGTTGCACCGAAATGTACAGCTAATCTGTATAATTGGCTGTTAGACCAACCTTGACCATTTTGCGTATCAGCAGCCATGCCTTTTGTATGATAAGACTGTTTAGCTGCATTTGGAACTTCGTCATTATGGTCTGGGCATCTGTAAGCATTACTAATAGGTACTTTAAAGCCCATAACGGTAGACATTTCGTTTAATAAAAGAATTAGGTTAGGGTCTATACCGTTTGGCGGTAACTGTCCGCAATGATTACATTTTAAATCATCGTCTGTTGCAGTATAATATTCTTTTATTTGAAATTCTGATTTACTATTGCTTGACGAAGAATTGCTGTTTGAAGTATTGTTTTTGTCTGTTGAATTTGCTGTATTATTTGCCGTTGTCGTATCAGCCATATTTAACTATCGTAATCCTCCTTATATTTTGCTACTTTTCTATTCATTACATTTGAGAGTAAAAATTCTCTAGTATAAGCGTCTAACATTTCTTCGTATTCTCGTTGATTATATGCGTTTTGTAATTTAGAATAATCAAACTTTTCCTGCTGCGCTCTTTTTTTAGCCTGCTGATAAATAGATAATTCTATAATATATCCATCTTCATCATCTTCATAATAATATTCTGGGTATTTTATAGGCTTTTTTGTTACGGACGAGCGTACCCAATCCCATGGATTACATATTCTTTTCAAGTATAGCATCTCATACCTCGCTATATTTTTTATTTTTTAGGCGGCAGCTTTTTTGATTTCTGCCGCCTATTTTGTTGCTTTTAAACAAATGCTTCTAAAACGCTTAGATTCGCGCTCTGTTTAGCCTTGTTTTGGATAGCAAACGTCATATTGTTTGGATTCAATCTTTTAACGTGGTTATTTACTCTAGCCAATCTTTCTTGCTCAATGCGCGCAAATTCTTCTTCTGATACGCCTGCCGTTTCTAACGAATCTTCCGATACTGTTAAATCGCGTTCAGATTCATTAATTAATGACTTAGCTAATTCGGTAGCAATATCATCATTTTGGCTTAACGCAATTAGTCCAGATTCATTAAAGTCGCCTTCTATTGCATTTGCTGCTTTTAATTTAGCACTGATTAAAGATAACATCTGTTCTTGTATAGTATCTTTATAATATAAGAAATATACTTCAACAGGCTTGTTTTGATTCAAACGCCAACTTCTTCTTGATGTCTGCCTAATAGTAAATGCTTTAGTGCCGTATTCATAGAATATAATCGTAGTATACGGCAATAAGTTTGCGCCAGTTTCTATCAATGCAGGATTCAATACTACGCCGTCAAAATACTTAGCTTGCTCTAAAAGATATTCCTGCCGCTTATTATTTTTAACAGCATTGGTCATATCAGTTACTTTCAAGCCTGCGTCATTTAAAACTTCTTTCAATCTATTGCAGATATTAAGCTTATTTGTAAAATGATAATATATCAAGAACTTTTCGCCTTTTGCTTTCTTTCTCATGCAAATATTGATTAATTCTTCTTCTTTGTTCCTAATAAAGGATTCGGACAAATTTCTTGGAGTATAATAATCATCTTTTCGTTCGTCCATTAAAGAACCAAGACCATAAGGCTGGTCTAAATACATATTCATATACATTAAAGCATTGTTTAAATGACTGGCTTGTTTAATAACAACTGAATTATCACGTTTAATAACGGAAGATACTTCGTCTTTTAAGCGCGTATATTCACTTTCTAATTCTGTATCCATTTCCACTGCTATAGGTATTTCACGGTATGGCGATAAAGAACTGGTTATATCTTTTAACTTTAAGAAAATAGTATTGTCAATAAGATATTTAGAGAATATAGAAGGACTTATCCCCGGCAATTTCTTATTGCTTATTGTTTTTCTGCTTGTCGTTGCAAAACGTCTAATGTTTGCATTATTATATACTGACGAATTTAAAAATTTGCCGTTCTCTACAATCTGTTTTTTAGTTACGCCAAAATCTTGTGCAAATTTATTCTTAGAGTGGTAATCATAACCATCTCTTATCATTTTATTACTTTTTGTTCTAAAAAGCAAATAAAAAATTGAATCAGCTCTGCCGTTAAATAAAGTACCCGTAAGTGAAAGCGTTTTCCATACATTACGGCAAATATCGGCAAATGCCTTGCCTTGCAAAGTTTCATTGGCGAGTTCATGTACTTCATCAGCAATAAGATAGTCTATTTCATGCTTAAAATGCTTTCTGATGTATTCGCCAATGCTAAATTTTACAGGTGCTTGCGGAGATGGCAAAGTGCCGTTTTTATATTTTTTATAACTTGCTTCAAAGTTGCTCGGTTTCTCAGTATCTTGGTTAGCCAATAGTTCGACAGCCTTTTTATGATACCAACCGTCTTGAAACTTTACCCAATCACCTGTATTATTCTTATTAAGCGTTGTCCATAGCTTTTCATTACATACGACGCAAGCATCATTTTTACTATTTTCTTTTTCAAAGAATGTAAGCGGAGCATTGCTATAATGTTCGTATTGCTTACCTTTTGCATAACTCTCTATTTTATCTTTTACTTGAATGATAGAATTGCAATGCGGGCATACGAAAACGGGTCCAGTAAAAGTCATTTTAAAGTTTGCAGCAGGTCTTTTACTATAAGAGGATTTTACAATATCCTTCGATACGACTATCCATAAAGAGCGTTTTCTCGTCTTATCCTTTATTTTATCCTCAAGTTTAATAAAATCGCCTAAAGAATTAATTACTATACATTCTGACATAGGAGCGAGCATATCAATTTCTTTCTTCCAACCAGATTCAGACATAATTTCTTCGCCATTCTTATCTTCCGTATTATTGCCTGTAATATGGCTTGGACACATAACTAAAGTTGTAAAAGCAGAGTTTTTATGCTTTTTTGCGTGGGCGCATATAGCTGCAATAGCCATACTTGTTTTGCCAGAACCGCACTCTGCTGATAAAATAGTATGCTTGGATTTGTCCATATTCTTTACTACGCCCTGAATGGCATTTTTCTGCTCATCGTAAAATACGATAGGCGACTTATATTTTATGATATTGTCTAAAGCATCTACGCTGTCGTCATAATCGTCTATTTCAGGATTAAATTTAGGCGTAAACTTATTTACTATTTTGTTGCTTAACGCGTCTTTATTTAAATCTAAATATTCATCTAAAGATTTTATAGTATCTAAGTTGGTTTCTACTTTAGAGCTGTTGCCAATAGTTATATAATTATTTTTCAACCCGTAGCTTATCATAGCTATTAAGCCGTCATGAGTAAAACGCACTACTCTTGCACTGTTAAAACCTCTATCGAAAACTGCATTATTTACTGCTGTGTCATCATTATATGTGCAAGACGCAACATAATCTCTGCCATTCGCAAAGGCTTCTCTTAAAATATATACCGTCCATTCTTTTAAAAATGGAACGGTACTTATTCTGCTGATTTCGTTATAAAACATATTGATAACATCATCGGTTAATATTTCGTTCACGCTTAAATATCCTGCGTTCTTCCCTGCTTGCAAGAACAGCGGAATATAATATATTTTGCTATTTTTTTCTTTGTTATTATTATTTCTGCCAGTGTTTACCGTATAACCTCTTAGCATAATGATGATATGACTAATTTCATTATTGATTTTAGTGATTTTATAATTATATCTTTCTTTTATTAAAAAATAATTATCCCACGCAACAGTAAATTTTTTATTTAAAATGCTTTTTATGTTTTTATGCTTGCCGACTGCCGACAAATAGACAAGTTCGTTATTGCATTTTATAATCGAGTTTGCATAGCCTAAAATTGTTTTTGTTGCGGAATCAGAATATATTTCTTTCAAGATACGTTCTCTCCTTTCTTAATATCTGTCGCTATTTCTAAACATTCCGTTTCTAGTTTCAAGCGGTACGCCTATTTCTTCAATAATCGGCTCATTTATGCCTTCTACCATGGTATCCATGCCGATGCTGTTATATACTCCAGTAGGCGTAAAATAGTTTATTTCTACGGTATTTGTGTTAGTTACTTCCTCCGTTATACTGTCAGAAACACTCTCGTCTGTAGCGTAATTTACAGTTTTCTTTATTACGTCAGTTTTGTATGAGCAGCCTTTTATGACGTGTTTATAGCCGTATTCGTCTGTAATAATGCCGTCAGCTATTCCAGAAGCTAAAGCTAATCCTACTTGACCAGACGATAAAGGCAATATTGGTTTAATGTCGGCGTCGCTGCGTTCTTTTTTATATTCGTCTAATACTTCTTGTGATGTAGTCATTCCTCTTAATAAAAACGCATACTGTGTCAAGTCAACTTTTTCGCCATAAAAAGAGTGTATTTGCCTAGCTTGTGTTGTATCGCGATTAAAGCACTCTATATCATATCCGCAATAATCCAATAGCTGTAAGTCAATATCGCTATTTTCTGTTTCTTCGCTGAATATCGTGCCGTCTAAATAACTTTTATATATATTATTTAGGATATTTAAATCACCGCGTTCGTCAAATCTGTCAGCTATTTCCGTTTCAGTTTTAGCGCGGAATACAAACAACGCTATATTCTTATCAAGTTTAGGAAAAGCGTAGGCATACATTAAAGAAAACCTACGCGCTAAAAATGTCGTTACAGGTTCATGCAGTCTAAAGAACGGCATTATAATAGCAAAAAGACCATTTTGCTTAACGTATTTATATACCTTAGATAAATATTTGTATTCGATATACGCTTTCTTGTCATATAAATCATCTGTTTCATCGTAGCTAATAGAACGTGTAATTTGTACAGGTAAAGTGAATAATACAGCGTCAAATGCTTCGTTTGTTATAGTTGCTTTTAAAAAGTCGCCAACTGCTACTTTCTTAAATAAATGCCTATCTAATATTTCTGGTTGGTCTTGCGATACTGCGTATATTTGCGCGTGATTATTTACGTTGTTCTGAAATTCCTCAATACTGCTATTATACATTGTCGTATACTGAACAAGCACATTAAAATCTCTACTGATTTCTCTATTGTTTTTATTCAGCATTGTATTAGCTAATTCGCCCAATGCTAAATTGCTTATATTGCACGTTGTAGTATCGCGCGCATTTACTGCTTGAATGTCGTATTGGGCGCATAAAGACATTTTTAGCTGATATTCAGTAGAATACAGAGAAACTAAATTAAATATTGAATCGTATGCTAAAAACAGCGCATCTAAAATATTTTCATCAGCCGAAGAATAAAATCCTTCGTTATTAGCTTGAGTGTTATCTTCTTGCGGCTCTTTTAATCTTTGTAAAATATTAGATACAGTATTTTCTATTCTTTCTAAACTTGTCTGTATAGCGTCTGTCGTTAATCTAATCTGTCTTGTATAGCGTTCATTGTCATTACAGCGTTCGGAAATTATTGATAGTTCTTTTTGCGCGTGGATAAATCTTTTTTGCCAATCTTTAACCATTACGTTTAAATTATTTACTGAGGACGTGTTTTTTGAAATTTCAGCAGCATTACTCAGATTTTGCATAGTGGTGCTTATTTCGGACGACAATTTATTTAATTCTCTTGTTCTTATAACAGTGTCAGTGTTCATATTTTTTATTATCCTCCTTTTCTTGTCTTGAAAGTCATAATAGGAGTTTTGAAATAAAATCTCTCTATTTGATTTAGGGTACTGTCTATACTGATAATATCCTTAGATTCTTTTAATTCTCTGTCTTTTCTTATAGTCATATATTTGACCATTTGTTCTTTTACGGGCGTATTTTCAATATTATTAAAAGCCCCGTTCAATATTGCGATATATTGCGGAGTTTTATTGCAGCCCTTTTTGCCTACAAAAAAGTCATGATATTCTTGTAGGCTGTTAAAAGGAATGCCAGCAGACATTACGTTATAGCTTTTCTTTCCGATTCCCTGCACAGCAGAGAAACCTATTCTTATTTTACCATCTTCAACGGTAAAATTCCATGATGATTTATTAATGTCTAACGGCAGGAACGCGATATTTTTATCTATAATCTCCTTTATAATTTCGCGCTTAATTCTTTCGTCTTTCTTTTTCTCGAATATATGCGTTAAAAATGCAGCCATAAATTCAGTAGGATAATGAACCTTTAGCCATGCTGACAAATAAGTCATAACTGCATAGCACGTTGCATGAGATACGTTAAAAGAATATTTGCCGCTATCTTCAATGTTTTTCCATACTCTTTGGGCTATATTTAAAGGTATTCCTTTATTTATTGCGCAAGAGATTAATTTTTCTTTATACTCCTTTATTTTATTAATTTTCTTTTTAGCACAGGCTTTTAATAAATGATAGCCAGTATCCAAGTCAAAGCCAAAAGCCACTGCTAAAAGCATTATTTGTTCTTGATAAATAGGTATACAGAAAGTATTCTTCGTTACTTCATAATATTCTTTGCATAATGGTTCAATAACGCCTTTATGATTTAATATTTTGATATATTTTTTATCAAGTCCAGACGCTATACATGGACCTCTGACGAGCGCGAGGCAGGCAGCTAATTCATCTAAGCTGTGCGGGTGCAAAGATGGCATACGGCTTTTATATGTGTAAGAGGATATTTGAAATATTCCTGATGTTAGTTCGGACGAAATTAACTGCCAAACTTTTTCGTCATTATAAAAATCCTCATTCTCTAAATCAATCTCCTTTTCGCTTATATTTGCCATCTTTAAAGTGTCGTCTACATAGCTTATTGTGCTTAACGCCAATAAGTCAAATTTTACGGCAAAATTCTCTATGCTTTCTTTAGTAAGCGTAGATACTAATATTTTTCCTTCTTCGCCGTCCTCATCTGTTTTTTGTCTTGCAAGCGGAATAACCGTGCTTAAATCCTTTGGGCTTATTATAATTCCTGCGGCATGGACAGAACTTGCTTTAGGGAAACCCTCCATTTTTATGGCTACATCGAATAATTCTTTATGCTTGTTTCGCATCGCTTTTAAAGAATCAAAATAATCGAGTGCTTCATCGAGAGTTGGCTCTACCATTGTAGTATCACCAGATTCATCAGTTTTGGCTATTCTTTTAATATGCTTGCATATTTCATCGTTTACATAGTTTGAATCCATGCCTAACACTCTGCCTGCATCTTTAATAGCCTGTCTTGCTTTTCTTAATTGCAAGGTATAGACTTTAGAACAATGATTAAAGCCGTATCTTTCAACGACTAACTGCTGCAATAAACCTCTTTTCTTTGCGTCAATATCTAAGTCTATATCTGGTAATCCTGCTCTGTTTACTGACAAAAACCTTTCAAACATAAGATTATGCTTTATCGGGTCAACTCTCGTTATTCCTAATAAAAAACTAACGAGAGAGCCGCCACAGCTCCCTCGTCCTGTTCCTATTGCAATATTGTTCTTTTTTGCCGTATCTATTATGTCTTTAATTATCAAGAAGTAATCGTCGAACTGCATTTTATGAATCGTATCTAATTCCATTAATAATCTTGGAGTGTATTTGTGCGGTTCTTCTACTCTGTTGATTATAAAATTTAGTCTTTTTGTACAATGCTCTAATAGAACCTGCTGCGAAGTTTTTCCTTCTGGCAGAAAATCTTTAAATGACGGCATACTCAGTTCTATATCCATTTTACCATCGCACATATCAGCAATTCGCTCTGTATTTAATATTGCTTCGTCTATGACCTTTTCCGTAACGTATTTATCATCGTATACTACATGGCTCTTTAATTCATCTTCTGCCATAAGATAATATATTTTATCTGGATAAATTAATTCATCAGCTTTACTTTTTGCCAAACCTGCGTTGCATGACGCAACATGATAATTGTGCATCAAATAATCTTCTTTATTTAAATAATGTACATCGTTTGTTATTACAAGTTTGGTATTTGTTTTATGCGCAAGGTAAACTAATGCTTTATTCACGAAAATCTGTTCTTTAAAATTGCCTATTTGCAATTCTAAATAAAAATCATGGAATATGTTTTTATATTCGTTGATTTTCTTAACGCATTTATTTACCCAATCTTTATCGTTTAATATTGTCTGCGGTATTTCCCCTCCTACGCAAGCAGACAATGCTATTATATTTTTGCCGTACTTAGATAATACGAATAAGTCTGTTCTTGGTCTTTTATCGAATAAACCGTTTATTTGAGCGTCATTGTGAATTGCTATTAAGTCTTTTACGCCTTGGCTGTTGATAGCCAATAAAACAAGGTGATAATTCCTGTAATTCTTTTCTCTTAATTCAGCTTTATTTTTAATGTTTCTATCCTGCGTTACATAAGCTTCCATACCGATAATAGGCTTTATATCGTTTTTCTTACAAACTTGATAAAAGTCATATATATTGGATAATGAACCATGGTCAGTCATAGCTATTGCAGGAATATTTAAAGACTTGACTTTTTTAATGGCATCTTCCGTTATGAGGGTTGAATCTCCTATACTGCCATTTGTATAGTGATTATGAAGCGAAATGTACAAAATAATATAGCCCCTTTCTCTATTTATTTTTTTTAAAAATTACACGACAGCTTTTTTCTTAACTCTCGCGTTATTAGCCCTGCGTTTTTCTACACACTTTCGTATGTATTCTTTTTGTTCTTCGTCAGCATTATTAAATGTTTCGCTTACTTTTAAATCTGTCCTTATCCTTGGCATATATGTCCTGTTTTCACTTGAACGTTCTGCTATATGTTTGCCTATGCTTTTGCTTGCCGATTGAAGTTTTGCGAAAGCGTCACTATGCTCTTTAACAAATGCGGCAATAGGTCGCAAATCTTCTTCTAATTCCTTATATGCCCTCCTTCTTTGCAATACTTGCTGCATTTGCTTATGGCGAAGCCAGCCGTTGTAGACATTTTCATATATGATTTCTGCTTCATGCAATAAATCATTGCGTTCCTTTTCTGCGTTACCTATTTCAGTTACAATATGATTATAAGCATCTTTAACCAACGACATTACCTCTACACAGTCTTTTACTTTATCATAGAAGTTTTCAAACGGAGCGGTCATTTTATCGTTCTGCTTATAATAATCTATATCTGCGCGAAGATTATTTTTTACGTTAGCCGATTTCTTTTTATCCTGCTCTTTTTTCGTTTCTTGCTTTTTAACTTCTGCTTTATTAGCTGATTTATTATTTTTCTTAGACTTCTTTTTTGAGGTTGTCTGTTTAGCTGCGGCTTCGATATTTTTATCTATATCTATAACAGCTTTTGTTTCTGTATTCGTTGTGCCAGTTACAGCCGCTTCTTTTTCTGTTTCCGTATTTTTATCATTGTTAATAGTTGATACAGCAATAGCTTTTTTAATCGTTTCTTTCATATCTGCTTTCTTCTCACTATTTAATTTCTGGAATACATCTTCTAAATGCTTATTTTCTTTAAATTTCATCTTTCTGATTGATTTCGTTGTTTTAGACATATTTATAGTCCCACCATTTTAAATTTTCGTTCTCTCGCTTTCTCTCTTACAAATTTATAGCTATTCTATTTTTTATTGCTTATTTAATCAGTCAAATCTCGCCATGGAGTATTTCTTGCGTCTATCATTTTTCCTTGATAGCTTTGCAGCAGCCAAAAAGCGTAATCAATTACTTTTTTAATTTCTTTTATTGGGTCGTCTTTTTTGCCGCACCGAGATACATATTTGATTATGTCCTTTTTGCAAGAACCGCGAAATTCTTCGACTGTTAAAGCTAATTGACAATATTCAATAGGTTGAATATCTCCTTGGTAATGAGAGTTCAAGTCATTATTCTTCTCTATTTCCTTCTCCTTCTTTCTAAATAGTTTTCTCTAATTTTCTCTGTAATTTTTGTAAAACCATTCGTTATATGCTCGATAACGTTCTTTTATATCGAATAGGTTTACGTCTTTATTATCCTGTATGAATTTATCTATAAATTTGCAGGACTTAAATTCTGGACAGCCCATTCTATATATACAGTTAGGCACAAGTACGTTAGCAGCTTCTTTTTCTCCTTCGTTGTAAAGTGCGACTTTAAAATCTTCTGCATATGCTTTTGTTTTCTTATGTGCCATAAAGCATAGTCTTTTGCGTTCTGTATCTATCAAATTTTGCATATTTGCTACGCCATCAAAATTTACTTCTATACCTTGCGGCATTTCATCTCTTGACGCATATTCGCTATCAAATCTATCATCGCGATGAGTAGAAACGAATTTTTCCCACTTATGACGCACCCAATGGACGGCTATCCAAGACTTCATTTTATTCCAAGACCAATCTACATTTAATAGCCGAATAGGCGTATGTTCTGAAATAAGAATATTCTCCTTAAATTCATCAGTTACGGCTTTATCGGAATAATCCTTATTGACTGTTGTTCTGCATTTATTTTTTACGTTTACCCAATCAAAATCAATTTTATTGAATTTTGTCTTCATATAATCACTTCTTTCTTTTTTTAATTATTTCAGTATGATATAATTAACCTTATACATACTTTTTTAAAAGCGGAGGTGCTTTTCCCCATGTCTGATACTAAAATAATTGTTTTCGCAAACGATAAAGGCGGTAACGGCAAAACAACGTGCGCTGTTAATCTGGCATATATAGCGGCTCTTAATAAATATAAAGTCCTTTTAATTGATGCCGATGCACAATGCAACGCTACCGACAGATTAAACGTCAATCGTCTTGAAACCACCGATAAGACAATATATGAATACTTCTTTAACAACGCCGATAATAAAAGCATTTCAGAATACATAGCAGAATCATGCTATAAAAATCTTGACATTTTGATTGGCGATTTTCGTTTTAACAGCATTGACGCTGACGTAGAAATATGCCAAAATGGTCCTCGCAATAATAAGCATTATTATATAGACCTAGAGAAAGACCTTCGTAATAATTGCGATTACGATATAGTCTTTATTGATACTCACCCAAGTTCTACTGACAGAATAAAGCCTATTTTTGAGGTAGCTGATTATATTTTAATTCCTACTGATTTAGACGGGCAAAGCGATACAGGCGGCATGAGATTGATTGATTACGTTGATACGCTCAGAAGATATAACGCTGCCAAAACACAGTTTATTGGCTTTATTCCTTACAGACTGGATAAGCGTACAAGCATATATAAAGACGTTATTCCAGAACTCAAAAAGAATTATTCTGTATTTGAAACTGTTATACCGCAATCTGAAAGCGTTAAACAAAGCGTAAGGGTTCATCAGCCTACTATAAAGTTTGCTCCATCAGCTAAAGTATCTAAGGCTTTTAAAGATTTATTCAAGGAGGTTGCAATTAAAATTGGCTAAAAAACATAATTTTTCATACAGCTCTTTAAACAGTAACGGAAGTGTGCAGCTTGGCAATAAAATGTTTCAGCACCAAGCATTTGAACACAGCAAAGACATTGGAGCGCGTGAAAAGACTAAATTAAATCTCGTCTACAACGAATCACAGCTTAATAAAACGGCTGTCGAAATTGAAGCTGCTAAACAGGAATATCAATCGTCCTCTATTGAAGATGTAATTGTTGATTTAGTTGGAGGTTCTAAAAAAGATTCTACCGTTAATATTCCAATAGATTCTCTCGTATTTTGCCGCGATGATTGGAATACGTTTTCTGAATTTCCGCATGACCGCAAAATAGAACTTATTGAATCTATAATCAAATTCGGCGTATTTCACAATATCGTTGTTCGCGCTACTGATAAAGACAATAATAAGTTTGAGGTCTTGTCTGGCAATAACCGTACGCAGGCTATGTTTGACGCCAGAGAAATTACTAAAGATGAAAGTAAATTTTCGACCATTCCTGCTAAAGTATATCTCCACGGAGAAATATCTGATGAAGATGCTCATGCTATCGTTATTATGAGCAATTATATTGACCGTAAAGAACTCTCTGTTAAGGACAAATTATCAAGCAATATTTTCTTGTACAATTACTATCAAAAACAGAAAGAGCAAGGCAAAACCAAGATAAATAATATTGCTCAATACCTTTCTAAAAAGGCTAATATCAGCGAAAGCTCTTTTTATAAACAAGTCGGGTTAAGAAGTCTTATTCCTGAGTTTTTCGCTATGTTAAGCAACAAGCAATTAAAATTTACTACTGCTGTTAAGCTGTGCAAATTGCCTTCCGAATACCAAGAAGAATTATTTAACAATTATAAAGACGATAACAAAATGCTTGTTAAATCATGCTCTATATATAATAAAGCTAATGATTCAGACATTGGGACACCTAATGATTTAATCATTCAAGCGTCAGAAGCGTTAATACCTTCTGAAAAAGAAAAGCAGAAAATCGAAATCTCCGAAAGGACATATTCAATCACTGCTTCTCGTCAGAAAGATGTCAACGAGTTCGGATTTCTTTTATTTGTTCCTAAAGACCATGCCGAAGAAATTCGCAAACGCATTGAAGAATATATTGTTTCCGTAATGGATTGATTATCAGAAAAGGCAGCGTTTTACAATGCTGCCTTTATTCTTATTTAACGTGCTTTACTCTGTCTTTGAGTTCAGCGCGCTTGCCATTATTCCATCTGTCTACTGTACCAGTAAGATAGCCAGTAATGCGTCTGATACGTTCAAATTTAGTACCCTGTACTGCGTAATCAATATCTACATCATCGCTATCTTCTTTAAACGTAAGAGTTAAAGACAACAGCTTTTCGCCTTCGCCAAGCATACCGTTAATTCTTTCGATATACTTTTCCTTTAATTCGTCATTAATTTCTAAATTAGATTTGAATTTAATATTTTCGCTCATTACTTTTATTATTCCTCAATTCTTTTTATGGTAGTATGTCTTATTTCCGTTTCTTTTCTATGGCAGCAAGGACATTCATTATTTATTATTCCTGTATAGCCGCACTTAGAATCTCTATCTATCGGGTGATTTATTGAACCATAGCCAATATTTTGTTCTTTCATGTATCTAATGACGGTTTTAAACGATTCGATATTGTTTGTCGGGTCGCCGTCAAATTCTACATACGTTATATGACCGCCGTTAGTTAAGGAGTGATAAGGTGCTTCTATCGCTATTTTATTAGCCGCATTAATTTTGTAATACGGAGGAACGTGGAATGAGTTAGTCAAATAATCTTTGTCCGTAACTCCTTCGATAATTCCAAACTGTTCCTGCAATAACTTAGCAGCACGTCCCGTAAGTCCTTCGGCTGGCGTAGCTAAAAGTGCGAAGTTTAAATGCGTTTCTTCGGTAAACTTATCCGTCATATCTCTCATATGAGAAATAATCTTTAAGCCTAATTCTCTTGCATTTTCATCTTCACCATGGTGCTTTCCTACCAAAGCTATTAAAGTTTCAGCAAGACCAATAAAGCCTATACTAAGTGAACCATGCTTTAATACTTCTCTAACGGTATCTTCTGGGTGCAGCTTTTCGCTGTCAAGCCATACGCCCTGCCCCATTAAAAATGGATAATTGAAGGCGTATCTATTAGACTGTATCTTTAATCTATGCAATAATTGTCTTTTGCATAATTCAAGATAAAAGTCTAATTTTTCAAAGAACGTATCAATATTATGGTCTGATTCAATAGCAAGCTTCGGCAATATAATAGTTGTAAAACTTAAATTGCCTCGGCTTGTACAAATCTCTGGACCATTTACGTTGCTTATAGTCCTTGTGCGACAGCCCATGTAAGCTATTTCAGTATCAATATTGCCTTTTTTATAATATTTAAGGTTAAACGGCGAATCTATAAAGCTGAAATTAGGAAATAATCTCTTTGCCGATGTTTCCATGGCAAGTTCAAATAAATCATAATTCGGGTCGCCTTCGTTAAAGTTAATGCCTTCTTTAACTTTAAATATCTGTACAGGAAATATAGGAGTTTCATTATGACCTAAGCCTGCCTGCGTAGCAAGCAAAAGGTTTCTAATGACCATTCTTCCTTCTGGTGACGTATCTGTGCCGTAATTTATTGAACTGAACGGTACTTGACCGCCGCTCCTTGAATGAAGCGTATTGAGATTATGCACGAATCCTTCCATGGCTTGATAGCAAGCCTTATCGGTTTCGCTTAAAGCTACGTTATATGCTTTTTCTATTTTGGCGTAATCAAGAAGATTTTCTTTTTGAAATTCAAAGATAATATCTTTACAGTCTATTGTAGTAATAAAACTTAATACTTTTTCAACAAACTGTTCTGGAATAGAAAGAATTAAGCATACTTTCTTAAATTCTTTCTTAAATGTTTTTACAATGCCATCAGCCATATAATAATCAAATGCAGGAATTGCTTGTCCTCCGTGCATTTCATTTTGATTGGCTTGTAAGGCTATTGCTGCTAAAGACGCATATGAAGCAATACTATTTGGTGTTCTTAAATACCCATGACCTGTGCTAAAACCGTTCTTATATAACTTGCTTAAATCTATCTGACAGCACGTTTCTGTAAGACCGTAGAAGTCTTTGTCGTGAATATGTATATAGCCATTAATGTGTGCTTCTGCAATATCTTTAGGCAAAATGTAATGGTCGATGAAATAGTTAGACGTTGTAGTGCCGTATTTGAGCATAGCTCCCATAGCCGTATCAGTATTGATATTGGCATTATCGCGCTTATCGTTTACATCTTCTGATGATTTAAACGTAATATCATACATCGCCGACATAAGGTTTTTCATGTTCTCTCTTGCTTTATCATGCTCACTACGATATATGATATAAGCACGAGCCGTATCTTTATAGTTGCTGCTCATCAACGCATTTTCTACTATTGTCTGAATTTCAGCGACCGTATAAACGTCCTTATTTTTAGTTGCGAGATTCTTTAGCGTTTTCTTTAATATATTGCTTATTCTGACGCTTTCGCCTGAACTTATTGACGCTTTTTTAACAGCTTCATAAATCCTATCTTCATCAAAGTCAACGATAGAGCCGTCTCGCTTCTGCACATATTTAGTTTCTTTTACGTTATTCATGTTATTTAGTGTCTAAAGTGGCTTGAATAATGAATTTTGCCCAGCTTTCAAATTTTAAGTAATTATTCAAAAGCTGCTCCTTATTAAGCCACATTCCTTTTAAATTATAGATTTCTTTTACTTGAACTTTTTCTTTATCCTCGTTTTTGACAACGATTTTATACACTATTCCTAAATGGTCTGGTGTCGAAGAAGCTAAATCTCTTACAGTGCCTACATATTCAAATTTTGGAGCATCGTAAGGGAATATTATTTCTTCGTTTAATTCTCGGCGCATAGCGGCTTCTAAGTTCCCTTCATAGCCATCGCACGGGTTAATATGACCGCCAACGCCGATACTCAATTTTCCTTTTAAGCGTTCCTCGCCGCCTATGCGTTCAGTGATAAAGTATTCTTCATCTTCTGAAACGATATACGAATACGGAATAATTTGCTGAAAAGTCATATCGCCTTCGGCATCAGAACGAAGTATATATCGCCCTGCTGATAAGAATTTTAGATATTTTTTGTCAGTATTTTTTAAGCCGTTTTTTATATGTTCAGTATAATTAAACGGTACGATATATACTTGTTCATCGCCGTACTTTTCAACAAGTTTTTTACGCTGTTCAAAAGTTTTTAGATTCATTTTCTAATCTTTAGATTAATAACGAACCTTCGACTTAAACTTCAATACGTCATGTGCCGCAATAGTAATGCTTTCGCCTGTCTTTGGATTGCGACCTGCTCTTTCTTTTACATGATTCTTTTCAAATGTGCCAAATTCTTTAATTGTTATTGCCGTATCTTCTGCACAGCTTTCTTCAATTACGTTGAACGTAGCTTTGATAATTTCTTCGACAGTATTTTCTTTGACTTTTTCTTTTACTAATTTACTTAATTCTGTTACACCAATTCTTTTTTTCATAATAAAAACTCACTACTTTCTTTTTTTAATTTAACTCTCTTGTTCTCTTGTACACTATATTGTTTTGACAGCTTATTTCGCCAACAAGTCCATTTTGCTATTTAATGCAGAATAATAGCATACATCGCAGGTGTCTACTAATTCTTGCTTAGTTTCAGGATAATGTATAGCAGAAAGCGTAGTAACACACGGGCTATTTTTATTCAAACTCGTGTATTTTGGCTTAAAGTACGAAGAAATACATTTCAAATATATCTTTTCTTTTTCATATCCTGCATTGTTTTTATCGACTATGCCTAAGTTTTTGTAACGATTACTAATTACAAGTTTTATGTCGTCATTCGGTTTTACATCGCTAACATAAAAATTACCTGCATTAGGTTGTCCGCCTATAATCTGCTTTAAATGCTCTGCATTAATATCTTCTATATTACACCGTTTTTTATTCATAAACTTTGTAAATTCAGATAAGACGTGGGTAACTTGGCAGCTATCAACTTTTTCTGTGCTTATTTCCAATTTTACATCACTCCTTCCGTGAACTACCCCACTTTACAGAAATGGGGCTTCTAGGATGTTAATACACCTATTTAAGAAGTTTGGTATTTAAGTTTCCACCTATTACTAGGCAACCCTTATTCTTACAGGCGTGTCCACTTCGCCTCTACCGTATAAGATGGTTAAATCTACAACATTACTTTTTCTTAAAATATTTAATGCTCCGTTTACATCAGCATTCAAATATTTTCCATTACTGCATCTATACATTCCACGATAAATACGTATTCCGCTGAATGTATAAGTTTTAGGATTATCACTATTGTATACAGGGATTTCGTCTTTATCCCAAAAAGATGCTTTTGAGGTATAACTTTCTTCCTGTTTGACATAGGTTATCCCGTTGAGTTTACAGAGATATTCCAGCTTTTTACGAAATTTACCATACGAAATATTTACAAAAGATTGGTTATTTTGTTTTCCCATTTTTGTATTACGCTGAAAGGTTTCGTTATAGCCAACCACAAGTGTTCCTATATCGTTTGCTACACAGTAGTTGATTATCTTTCTGGCAACTTTGCTCATATAATCGTTTACTTTATTGTTTCGATTACGGGCAAGAGCTTTTTGTCTGTTTGTCGGTTTTTTGCCAAAATTCTGTTTGTCTTTTATACTCTGTAAACGGGCATTTTCTTTATTGAACCATTGATTGATGGATTTCAGTCTTTTTCCGTCAATGATGAACGTTTTTCCCTCGCTTGATACTGCGGTTACAAGATTGTTTATTCCAAGGTCAAGTGCCAGTGCATTTGATTGGTTCAGATTTCTTTGAATACATTCAGCTTCATAGATATACTGAATTTCAAAGAACCTAGCATTTGCTTTTGGAATGATGCGAATTTCTTTTACTTTTTTATCG